AGTCCATCCACCAGGTATAGCCCAGCCAAGATGATAGGAACCTGGTCCTCCACCGTTATACCACCATATTTCTACATCTAAAGTTTTGTCTTCACTAACATCATATACGGGAGAGTAATCGCTCCAATTTGTCCCTTGCTCTACCCAGTTATCAACAGCAAGTTGCCCGTCAACATACATTCTAAAACCATCATCCGTATATCCTGCAAAGTAGGTTTGTGTAAACCATGAAGGGACTGTTATCTGTCCAGTAAATTTAACTATAAGGTTTTCATATCTATTTCCGCACACTGGAAGACTCATATGGCTTGAGTTCCAGGTGCCAGAACAAAGAACAGATCCTGGGGTAGCAACATTACCCTGCCTAACAAGAGTATAAACAGTGTATGCCAAACCTGTTCCTCCAGCACTCTGCATACTTGATTGAGTAGTTTGAACATTAATATTGGCTATGCTGAGTGCATCTTGAGCATCATTTTTTTCTTCAAGGGCGTTGTCTTTATGTTCAAGGGACAAGGCTACCGTGACTGTCTGGCCATCTACATTTGACTGAGCAAGGTTTTTAGCTTCCAGTGCTGCGGATTCTGCATCTACTGCATCATCATAGGCATCATATGCATCTTCTTTAAGCTCCATCGCATTTTTTGCATATGTAAATTTATTTTCTGCTATGTCTATAAGGTCTATAAAATCATCTTGATAAACTAAATTAGATACTTTATTGTTAAGCTCTTGTATTTCTTGAGCGGCTAAGCTAAGTGGATCATCTCCGTGGGCAGGAGTAAGAAATACCCATCCAAACATTAAAATGGTGGCTAATGATAATCTCCATGCTTTAGTCCTAGTCAATTATAACTCCTATATAACATACCTTGTTATATAGTAATTATACCACTTTAACTATTTAGGATTATCTGTCTTATAAAAGCCATTACCTTTAAATTGTATGCCAAATGGGGTGAAGTGTCTTATCATATCTGATTCGCATTCAACACATGTATAACCTGGATCATTTTCTGTAATTGATCTATTAACTGACATTAAAGCATGTGCTTCATCATATGAGCACTTGTATTCGTATACTGGCATTACTTTCCGCTTTTCTTCCTAGCTTTTGCTAATGCATCAAAGTCTTTAATCTTTGTTTCTCCCATATAACCCCAAGCATGTCCATCTTCGATCATCTTTTGATTAATAGATTTATCTGATCCGTCCAAGAAAACCCAGCCTAAAATACGACCATACTTTTCAGATGAGTCCATCTTTTCTGTTTTAATTACAACAGTTTTAGCTGAATCAATTGCATTCTTAAGGTAAGCTTTTGCTTCAAGACCTAATGCTTTTTCCATTTTATCTGCTGTGCGGCTTTCTGGAGTATCTATCCCAGCCAGTCTTACTCTTGAGCTAAATGATATATCAAATCCAAGATCAATGTCAACATCTATTGTATCTCCGTCTACAACCTTACTTACTTTCTTTACATAATATTCAAACATTATTTTCTCCCCCATTGTATATAGTTCCATCCACGCTCATGTGCGTAGTAAATAAATACCTTAACTACCGTTTCCCAAAATGCAATTGTAACAGATAGAGAAGCATTTTTTGTAATAACATAAGCAACTGCTACAGAAGAAAGTGTTCCCCATATGCGATAGCTTAATGCTTTAACAAATGATCTGGCTTTAGTTACTTTCATCTTCTTTTTTCCTATACATCTCTTCTATCATTCTTTCTTCTGCATCTGCAATACCTTTACCGATACTAGATGCCCAATTCACGACGTTTTTCAGTAGCTGAAATAGCATGTATAGTTGCCCCCAAATCTACTTGCTCAATTTTATATCCTACATCACGACCATATACAATATTGGTAATGTTAGGTAATCTTAATACTAATGCCCCATCCATAAATTCATCCTTGGCAATATATTCTTTTACCTGATCAAACTTAAGAGGATCTTTCTCGCTTGTATTGTATGTGTTACGTACTCCAAGAAGAACTTGATTTGTTCTCTTTCCCGCCTCTTTATAAAGAGCATGGTGTCCTTCATGCCATGGCTGGTATCTTCCAAGCATAAGGGTTGTTGGAGCTGACCAATCATGCAAACTAAACTTTTCAATTATATGAGATGCCTTTGCTTCAGCATTGAGGTTGTGGCTAATAAAAGATACATCAAACTCTGTTGGTCTTTCAAACATTTTATTTGTGTCTTCAAAGCGACCCTCTGCAATTGTGTCCATGAATACCAAAATATCTGGCTTGCCAAAGGCTGCACGGGTTAGATCAGTTGGACATACGAAGTCAACTATTACTGGAGCAACACCCTGCTTAGCAATAAGTCTTGCCATGTCGCCCATGCGACGAGCCTGCTCAATTCTGTCTTCAGGGCTAAACCCTAAATCTGAATTTACAGTTGCACGAACCTCATCTGCATTAAGATGTATAGCGTTAATACGTTCTTTAAGTGCTTTAGCTAATTCTGTTTTCCCAGAACCTGGTAGTCCAATAATTTGAATAATCATATAAATCTTTCTGTTAGTGGGGCAGTTTTAGACATGCCCAGGTCTTACTTTTATTTAATTTTTATACTTTTTGGCTTTTTTTCTTCTGGAATAATTCGTACAACATGAACATGCAACATTCCATCTTTTAATTCTGCAGAAGTTACTTCCATGTACTCTCCTAGTGCAAAGGATCTTACGAACTTTCTTCCTGCAATACCCTTATGTACTACCTCTGCGTTTGCAACTTCTAGAAGCTCACCTTTGATAATTAACGTTCCGTTGTCTACGGACACATCAATATCTTCTTTTGAGAATCCAGCAATTGCAAGTGAAATTTTATAAGTATCATCGTCTAGCTTAAGAAGATCATACGGTGGGTACGACTGTGAATTTGTTTTATATGCAGTATTTAATCGGCCTAACTCTCTGTTAAAGCCAATAAAAAATGGATCATTAAATAGATCCATTGCTAATTTGTTTACCATTTTATTCCCCTTTCAAGCGAATAAGTTAATATAGGCCCCATTTGGCAACCTATGTTAATTATATCATATTGCATATGACGTGTCCCCAGTAGGTATCGATCCTACGACCCACAGATTAAAAGTCTGTTGCTCTACCAACTGAGCTATAGGGACCAACATTATTGCGCTGGACCACCAGGGCTCGAACCTGGGACATCAGAGTTAACAGCTCTGCGCTCTGCCAACTGAGCTATGGTCCAAAATGCAATGCGCCCCTGAAAGGAATCGAACCTCTGACGCAGGCCTTAGAAGAGCCTCGCTCTATCCGCTGAGCTACAAGGGCGTATTGCTTAATTGTACTATAGCTATAAAAAATTGTCTATAGGTAATTAATCTCCGACACGATATCTAACTGATTTAATTCCTTGATCTAGCTCATCTTGAAGCTTTTTAGATGGCTCCCAAACAAAGTTCTGTGGTGTAATCCATTCATTCCATCCATTTTTCCATCTATCTTCATTTTCTTTTGTTCCGTATGTAGGAAATGTACCAGGATTTTTTTGTACTGGTAAAACAAAATTAGAAAAAGCATATCTTGTTCCAGAGGTTATCTTTTTTACTCCATGAGTTTCACTTCCATAGGCGCCGTGTATTACCAAATCTCCAGCATTAGGCTTAACTCTAAGCTCAGAGTCACTATGATATGGTTCAAAATTTCCAATAAACTTTCCTTCGGAATTAATATTTGGATAATAAACTTCTCCGCCCTCCCATTCTCCAAAGTACGCTATGGCGCCATAATGAATTACACAGCATGTATTCCATATATCTGAAGCAATTAATTCTTCTTCCATGTTTTCTCCAGGAGAATCTGCATGGTGATACATCTCTTCGCCCTCTTTGGTAACTATTAATGAAATCTGAGGGTGAATGCAGTATTCTGGCAAAAGAAACTCATTCATGTCGCACCACACGTCATAAAGTTCTGGAATTGCTGGAGAAAACTTATCAGCATACCAATCTATGTTATGAGAATTTTCGTTTCTTTCTAAATTAGCATCCTCTAAATCTTTTATTATAGAGTGTATTTGGTCAAGCTTTTCTTTTTGAATAAAATTTCTGTATATATAGATGTTATCAGAAATTTTCTCTACATTTGGGTTGTTATAAAACATTTTTCTCCTTTTATTTCATCTAGTAAATTATTCTAGATTTATATTTTTCTTGCCATTCTTTTATATCATTTAAATCATTTAGCAAGGGCTGTCCCTTTATGTTAAGGCTAGTGTTTAGCAATACTGGTATACCAGTCAAATCGTACCACTTATTTAATAATAAATAAAGCCCTGGATTTTGAACCTGATTCACTGTTTGGACTCTAGATGTTCCATCTTTATGAACTACAGATGGTATTAGTTCTGGCTTCAAGCACTTTGGAGTAAATTGCATATATGGAGATGAGTATTTCATATCAAACCATTCGGACGCATATTCTTCTAAAACTACTGGTGCAAACGGCCTAAATTTTTCTCTTTGCTTTATGGAGTTTACAATATCTTTAATGTTTGGGTCTCTGGGGTCTGCTAGGATACTCCTGTTTCCCAAAGCCCTCGGACCGTACTCAGATCTTCCTGTTGCAACTGCAGCAACTTTATTAACAATTAAGCTATTCAAAATTTTATCAACTGGATAATTTCCTCCGAGATCGTGACCTAGGTAAGGTCCTTGCCAGTTTAAATGCTTTCCATAAAGTGCAGCCGCAGCCCCTAATGAGCTTCCAGCATCCCCTGGGTTTGGCATAATCCATATATCTTTAAATATATTCCACAAAATCGTATTTGCGGATGAGTTAAGTGCACAGCCTCCCATAAAAACTAAATTATTTTTACCAGTTAGTCTTTTTGCCATACGCATAAAATCATTTAATCTTTGCTCGTATACCATTTGAACTGCTGCTGCGATATCAAAACGATCTTGATCTGTAATAGCCATACCCCAGTCATTAATTCCTTTGTGAAAATTATACTTTTGTTGATCATATTGTGGGAAATACTCATCTACTTCCTTATAGTATCTTTTCCAATCTCCATAGGCTGCCATCCCCATCATGATATACTCTTCTTGATTTGGCATAAGACCAATTAGCTGTGTAAATGCAGAGTAAAATAATCCAAAACTTACTGGGTAGTTTTGCTTATACTTAAGATTGATTCTCTCTCCTTCTCCGACCCATATTGTTGAGGTATTAAATTCACCAATTGCGTCAAGCACTACAATACAAGCATCGTTAAACGAACTTGTATAGTATCCTGCTGCTGCATGAGAGTAGTGGTGCTTAAAATAGTGTACTGGAACATCTATGGGAAATTTTGGCTTCCAGTCGCTTGCCCCTCCATGAAGAATCATCCTGGATTTTTTAAGCAATGGCTTTTCGTAGTATGCAATTGCATCTGGAGTTCCGTAGTTTAAAGCATCTAAAATTATTTCGCTATTGTTATACCAATCATTTTTATTCTTGCTGTATCTTTCTGCGTGTGCGGCAAATAGTATGTCGCCATTTTTTATTAATGAAACGGATGCGTCATGTGAAGTTTCATTAATTCCTAATATAATCATCAGTAGGTATATCTTCTCTTCTTGATCATTTTTTTTATTTTTCTTTTAACTATTATTTTTTTTATTATTTTTATCATCTAAAAACCCCTTATAAAATTTTTCTGCCCATATCTTATGGTAGCCTCTACCGTAGTGATATCCATCCCTTGCTCTCATGTCTTCTATTTTCATTTCCCAATATTCTTTTGTAGGTGGGAATGTTGGAATATAACCCTTAAACAAATCTTTTCCAACAATTTCTGGATCCGCACTTTGAGTATGCCATGTTGACCAAAAAAGTTTAATACCATTCATCTCACAAAACTGTACTAAGATTTTAAAAAGAAAGCTTGTGTATAAGATATTAACATTAATTACTTCTGGAACCCTGGTTTGGTTAAAAAAGCTTTTCCATTCTATTTCTCCAATATCAATATCCCGTGATTCATAGGTTGGATAAAACCCTCTGTCTCCTGACCAAGTTATATGTCTTATCTGATCTGGTAAGTATAGAAAAATATAGTCTGGACAACCATACTCATATATGTATTGAAAAACGTTCATAACTACCGTAGATGTTGTTAGACCAGCTTTACCCACATTATAGTAACCAGCAACATCATTTGACTCTTTGATCTTATTATATAAAACTTTTGCCCATGTATCTTCTAAAAGATTAGCTGCACCTTCAGTTTCTGAGCATCCTCCAAATAGCATGTGAATCCCATTTACATCTTTGGTAAAATCGTCACACCTAAATCCTTTATTGTTATACTTATAGACTATCGCATCATCATCAATCTTTAATTGTTCTTCATAAAACATTATGTTTTCTTCAATATTTGGCTTTAAGTCGCCAAAATAGCTGTCTTTAAAAAAATTAACATTGAACTCAAATGACATTTTTAGCCTCCATGTTAAAATTATTTATTAAAATAAGCTTTCCAAAAGTTTCTCTACTTCTAATTTTTTCATGCATAGCCTTTGCATCTTCAAGGTTCATAACTTCTCCTGTAACAATCTTTATTTTTTTATTTTTAATTAGATTAAACAGATAGTCAACTGCTTCATTTAATTTTATTTTGTCTTCAAAAATCTTAGTGCCCCAGAATCCAGAAACAATTTTTGAATCTTTTAATATATCCCTAATTTCAATATGTGGTAGACCATCTCTAGATGATGCACCGTATGAACATATCTGACCGCCTGTACTTAAAACTGAATAGTAACTCATAAAATGCTTACCACCATACGACTCTATAATAAATTTTGGCTTTGATCCCGCCTCAGATATAACCTTTCTTACCTCAGACATATTGTCTAGGCAAACAAAATCTGCACCTAAGCTTTTTACAAAGTCTATCTTTTTTTGACTTCCAGTAACAGCTATTACTGTGGCGCCATATAACTTACACATCTGAACTAAAATCATACCAACTGCACTTGAAGCCCCATTTATTAAAACTAAATCCCCAGGCTTGACATCACAAAAATATTTTAATATACCATACGCTGTTGTGCCTTGGCATACAACTGACAAGGCCTCTTCTTCTGAGACTCCATCTGGAACTTGAAATACCCTATCTAAATTAACAATAGCTTTTTCTGCATAAGAACCGCTTGCTGTATGACCTACAAAAAGATTACCATCTATTTCAAATGAGGCCTCGATTCCAGGAATAACTGGAGGCAATGACTGAACTAAGTAACTATTTTCAGTTTGATATGTATCAGCATAATTTACGCCAATCATTCTAGTGTTTACTAATATCTGATTATGTTTTGCAACTGGCTCCTTGAAATCAGATAGCTCCATTACTTCTGGACCTCCAAATTTATTAACAACAATGGCTTTCATTATACTCCAACTTCCTCTCTGTATTCAATAAGAATATCATATAATAATTCAGAGTAGTCTTTATTGACAATTAAAAACTGACTCACATTTGGACTACATAAATCGAGTAACTCATCATAAGATCTTTTATCTATTTCAAAAAACCATCTTATGTGCTGAATAAACAATATAAATAAATCATGGCCCTGCTCTGTTTTTGCCGATACCCCTAAATTTATTGCATTATCAAATTTATCCTGAAATAAGTATGCTTCTTTAACCATAGACAAATATTCTTCTTCTGAATAAGATTTCATTTTTTCAGTAGCTTTTATAACCCAGGGATTGTTAGGAAATATTTTAGCTATGTCTTGAAATAAAAACCTTCTATTTTCAAAATCTTTATACTGATTAACCATTTACATATCAAGTTCGTCTTGGTCTATAGGAATTATTCCCTTTTGCTTAGCTATCTGATATCCTTCTTCTGTAAAATTATATGTAGCCCGAAGATTTTCATCATACTCAACATTCATCAAATCATTATTAACTAGGTCTATAAGCTCTGATTCAACATACTCTTCATGCGCCTGCCATAAATCTGGTGCTAAAACTGAAGTTATGTTTTCATTTAATTCAAATATCGCTTCACCATCTTGTGTAAATCCAGCAATTTTAATAGCACCGATGTCTATGTAGTGTTGTATTTTAAGCATAAGCTCTTCTTCATCATCATATTCGTTAAACATGCTACCTCCTGTGCAACAAGTAGGACTTGAACCTACGATTACCGAATTATGAGTTCGGGGCTTTAACCAACTAAGCTATTGTTGCCTAGTTGTATTATAGTATTTAGCTTACAACTTTGTCAATAGAGTCTTCTACTATTTTCTGTACATACTCTGAAAAATGCTTCCTTATGCTTCCTGGGGGCCTCTTTCCAATATCAGACCATACCCTTTTGTATTCATGGATGTTGTCAAAGGTCGTAGGGCAAACTAGTGTTCCGTTATAGTCCTTCAACCTAGTTGGAAGAGGAACATGCTTACTGCAACATTTACATTCTTTAGCTTTTTCTTGATATATACTCATACTATTTCCATTCCACTTAGTGCATCAGAAAGATCCCTTGGCATTGCTGAAGGTGCCTTAATTAAATTCGGGCTTTCTTGTGTTAAACTTTCTCTATATTGTTTTTTTACAGAAGCATAGTCATGAACCTCAATGTCTCCAAAAGCTTCTCTTGTTAAACTAATCGCATTATATATTGAACCACAAACAGCATCAGCTAAGTCTTTAGATCCTTTTCTTGGGTGGTCAACTTTATCACGCATAATTCTTAACTCTAATAATTCATCTACAAGCAATGGTATATGAGGTCCATTTAATCTTTCTTCTAAAACTACCATAGCCATGTCATCGTAATGTTTTTTTGCAACAGATAAAGTTTGAGTATTTATTCCATACTGCTTCAGCTGCTGCATCATGTCGTGAGAGTTCCATCTATCAAATGTGCATATCTTAATATTAAATCCCCTGGATCTAAGAGACAGAATATAATCTCTTACTTCAGCAAAATCCACTGACTTGTCTGAAGTAGGTGTCCAATACATCACAGCGTCTACCTTAACAATTGGTGCTGGCTGAGAATAAGTGTCAGTAACCTTTACACTAACAAACTTTTCGATGTGAGCCATAGATACAGCACAATGGTCATGCTTTTGAGCTAAGTCAACGTGTATATAATAATCTTTGTCTTCTTCTGGCAAGAACCAGTCTTCAAATCTTCCAAACCCATCGACTGCTATTGATAGATCTTTAAATGCCATCTCAATTTTTTCACGAGATTTAAAGAAGGCATCAATTGCTTCTGGTGGCATGCAAGCAAATCTTCCTAGAGCATCTGTTACATCTCTATAAAATGCAATTTTAAAATCCTCTATGCTTCTTGTTGGGTTAACTTCCCAGGTTGGTCTTCGTATAGCATATACTCTTGGATACTTGTAAGAAATAATTTGGTCCTCGTCCCAAAAAATATCAAACTCGTTGCCTACTGTATTTTCTGGAAGGTCTGGATCTAATTTGAATCTATGCGATCTTGATATAACTTCTTTTTCTGAAATAATTTCATCGTATCTTTGCTGGATATAGTCGTTCTTGAAACGTGGAAAAGAAAGCAGAATTACTTTTCCGTAATCTGGGAAACGAGAATCTACAGATGCCCTGTACATATCATAGATACCACTTGCAGTTTTTGCTTGATCGTGTCCACTTGTGCTGTCTAGAGCGAATCCAGAAATTTCATCAAGTACGGCAACTAAAACGTTATATCCTTCAAATGCTTCTCTTTCTGAGTGACCAGAGTAAACGGTAACATTCTTATCAAACTTTATTTCTGAAGCTTTCTCAAAGTACTTGCCTATAAACCATGGAGAATGAGTTACTCTATTTTTAAAACCCTTAAAGAACACGTTGTTTGCTTGTTGGGCGTTGATAGCAATATTTATAATATCAATTGAGTCTCCTGGTGGCTTACCATAATAAGATGCTGGGTCTTTAAGACATAATAGTAAATAAACTATATAAGCAACAGATATGGTTGAGCAATAATCTTTTCCGCTACCTTTACCTAATTGAGCAACAACTTCATTACATGTTTGCTTATATCTTAATGAGCCTTCTTTTTCTCCAAAAAGCTTAATAAGGGTTGACTCTTTATAAATCTGAGAAGATTTTTCAATAAGAGTATATTGATTTTCTGATAACTCAGGTAGACCTAAATAGTTTTTGTCTGTTACAAACGTTCTTAGATCGACAGGTCTTTCTTCGAACTCTTCTCCGTCAAGTATATCGATGAGGTCGTCAAAATTAAACTCCACTTACTTCCTCAATTATCTCTATCGGCTCAACAATTCCAGTTATTTGAGATAAGCGTTTAGCTACTTCCATCTTACACTTAGGGCATGTTGCAGTAACTTCTTTTAGAATCTTAACTAAAACTTCTTGCTTTCTTTCCGCCTCTGCTATTTGGCCTGCCATCTCTGCATTATCTAGCAAACCAACTTCTTGCAGCATGCCAATCCTTTTTCCTTCTATGTCAGCAATTAGCTTAAGTGCTCCAGACTTAACGCTAAGCTGACCTGCTTGATCTGCATCCTCAACTGTTTTCCATGCTTCTTTTATTAGCATTGCGTAATGTTGGTCAGCTCCAGAGATAGCCTCTTTGGCTCGTTCACGGGCTGATGTGTCGTTGTGCACAACACTCTTCCACTCGTCTATCAACTCAATAACTTCTGCCCTTTTAAGACCAGTCAAGGTAGCAATCTGGGTAGGGCTATTACCCCTAAGTAGCTCTTCAACTACCTTGTTCATTCGATCAAAGTGATCAGCTAATTCTATTTCCATATAAATTTATTATACCACATCTTAGTTGACTAGGATTGGAACTTTGATTTCCCTGTATATCATAGAAGAGTAAACAACCCTTAAATCAGAAATTAATTTATTAACACCGTGGGAGCAATGCTTTTCTGCGCTGTGGATTATCATGTCTCCTGGGCTGGGTGAGTAGACTACTCCTTGATTTTCATAAAATAGCTCTCCTCCATCCACCTTATTTAAATAAACAACTATTCCGTATACTGGCTCTTTTACAACCTCAAACTCATCGCCATCCTTATAATTCTTTGCAATCTCTATTTGCTTCTCTACTTTATTATTGTCGTAATGCACTGCCATTCCTTGTCCTGCATGATATTTCTGTAAATATACCGAGTCACTTAGTACAAGATCACCACTTGATAATTGAAAATCTTTCATTGCTTCATAAATAAATTGAGCTTCTCCAAAATAATTAGTTACATAATGCTGTGGATTCATTTTTAAATCAAATTGTGGGTTCCAAATTTCTGGCGAGGAATTTTTTGCAATATTAAAAAGACGATCAGCGCTCTCAGGTGTAATAAAATTTTTATATAAATATATATCTTGACCTAGACTGATAGAGCCATTTGTATTAAGCATCATCCATCCCTTTTGCTATCTTTAATAAAACTAAATATCCAATTAAATCGTCAATATCATTATCACCTGGATACTCAGCACCCTTAATTAATCTATTAAGCTTATCATCAATTCTGACATAAAGCTGTTCTTTTGGTCCCGCCTTTGAGAATATTCTAACTGGCTCTAAAGCAGAGTTGCCATATGAAATATTCTTTTTAATTAACATGTGAGCAATTTCAAGGCAGGTGCTAAGAATATCTTTACCAGCTTCTGTTCCTACTGTAAGCAAATACAGATCGTCATACCTAAATTCTTTTGAGTCTTCAAAAACTGGAGTTAACATATTTAAAATAATCCCTTAACTAATTCTAACGAGTATTCTAAAACTTTTTTAGAATCTTTTTTGCCCATATGGTTGTAAAAATCTTCTGACTTATAGTTATATTCTACTATATTATTGATAATTTTAATAGGGGGGTGAATACCTTTTTCTATACAGTAATCATGTAGATAGCTATTAAACTCGGTGTATTGCTCTAGGGCATTATTTGTATACCATGTCTCCATAAAAATAATTTTTGCCTTAGTCGACTTAGCAAACTCTATGCAGGTATCTACATACTTTTTTACCACCTCTTGGCAATTATTATACTTTTTTAAATGAAACTGGGTATCCATACCTCCAAAACAAAATACTATAAAGGAGTTTTCATCTATCATTTCATAAAAAGGATCTATTAATTCTTTCAATAAGTGTGTGTCTAGGTGGTAAGCTGCCCTTGAATGCTGCCAGCCAAAGTAAACTTCTGCCCCATCCATTACAAATTGATAATTGCCAACATGGTACTCTCTTACATTATAAACATCTTTTGTAGATCCAGAAAAAAAGGCTGTATGCGAGTCACCAATAAAAAAAATCTTATTTGTCATTTAATAATTCCCGCTTCCTTTAAAGATCTATATATAGTCATTGTAGTAACGCTACATTCTTTTGCAATCTCATCCATACTTTTCTTTTGAACAACATACCTCCTGTATAGCCAATCCTTATTCTTATAGAACTTCATCTTTTAGTCAGCACCTCATTTGCATAATAAGCAATACCGAATGAATCTGCTACATCAAAATCTTCTATCAGCACATTATATTTTTTGTTAAAATAATCAGCTGTCCTTTGCTTACGCATATTTCTTAATTGATTTTTATACCAGGAGTCTGCATATCCTGGGTTTTTAACCCTTATTGCTTCCTTCTCATCCTTTGTAGGGTTCTTATTTCCAATATGTGACTGCCATGCGCTTGGAGATATTGTAATTACAGATGCTCCAGTTGACATAAGCTCAGCGATAACAACTCCATATACGTATGATAATTTTATAGCAGCATCAGGTGATCTAACAAGTATGGCACCTTCAACAGCAATATAATCACTTTTTAATTCATCAAGCATTACAGACATTTTTATTTTAGCATTATATATCTTTTCATATATATCATTTCCTACAAGATTAACCTTGCCCCACTTAATAGGTATATTGTTTTCCATTAAGCAAAAAGCTATTGAGCTGGTAGATGCGTCAATTCCTAAAACTCTATGAGCTTTTGTCTTTATTAGTTTAGCTAATGTCATCTAACATTCCTAGTATCTTTAGTCTATTTTCTATAGCTGAATTTTTTTGACACATTGAGCATATTGACTGATCATTATATCTACTTAGCTTAGCATTACATTTTTTGCACAATCTGCTTGATCCAGACCTTATAGCCTTTTTTTCATAATACTTCTGCATTATTTTCTTATTAGTTGCTACCCTGCAGCACTCATCGGAATGATATTTTTGGTTATGTGTTTTAGGCTCAAAAGGAATTGCACACTCCTGGTTGGCACAAATCATAGCACTGGCACCTTAAATCTTTCTATCTGAACCGTTCCAACGGGTGTCTCTTTTGAATAACACTCTTTTTTAATTGGACAATATGTGCAAGGCATCTTTGTTTTTGAGGCACCTTCTGGTTTCATGGGCAGGTCCCCGTCTTTAAAATTATCCCACACCTCTCTCATCCACAAAAATGCATCCTCAATTATCTTTTTGTTTCTTTCATTCATTGATACTGGTATGACTAATATCTCTTGAGTGTTTTTATTTTCATAAAGAAAGAATCCTTCTTTAGCATCTTTAAGCTTCATGTATGTCAAAAGTTGTAGCAAGTGGTTTGCAGATGGGCTCATCTCAGCCTGCCTTGCATCCCAAACTTCTTGTTTGGCAGTTTTGATTTCACCAATTACTGTTTCATTGTCATACTCCATAATAAGGTCAATGAACCCACGTATTGGTGGGTACTCATTTACTATTTCTTCTTCTTCTGCAACCCACTGCGGCATAGTTTTAATTAAATTTTGAAGCCTCTCATGAGCTTGTGTGCCCTGAGCCATATTTGCAACTGCAACTGCATCATTGTTATCAATAAAAACAGCTCCAGAAAAAGCCATATACCAATATCTAGGACATGTTCCATGCCCATACCCAAGAGAGCTTGGGCTAAAAGACTTTTTAGTCATTTCACCATCTGCTCGTTTTGTATTTTTATACGACTCATCTAGCATTGATGCAAAAAGCTCTGGGTCAAAGAACTTTCCTGTGTGCTTTTTAAACTTTAAATTTTTTACTATGTTTCTACCCATTACAAATTATACCTAACGACATACTTAAGTGCATCTACAAGTTTGTCTATGGACTCTTTGGCTGAATAATAAATATTTTTCTTGTTATTATTTGCTGTACCAGCTTTATCTTTTGCTATTGTTGAATAATAAGATGCCATCATTGAAAATTTAGTTGACATTGCTTGCAACTCAATAATCAGCTGAGGTGCTTTAGCTGCTGGAACATCTGGGTTAAGTAATAGCTTTACAACTATTGCAAGAGCTTTGTCTAGCTGATCATCTTTCATATAATCATGCAGATCGTTAAATTCAGTTATAGAGTTTATAAGCTCTAGTGTATTTTGATCAGTTGTCATTGTCCCACCTAACTAAAAAATTTTTCTTTGCTTCTTCTCTATTATATGGGAAGTAAATTCTTTCCCCATGAACATTTTGATTCTCCAAGTTTTCCTCCGTATCGTCTAAAAATACTGGTAGCCTAAACCACTTGCTAAGATTCCAGTCAGACTCGATTCTTTCTTTTTCCATTTTTTCCCACAACTCAGCTCCGTAATTTTTTTTGTTACGATTCCATGACTCAGAGCCATCATATTTACAGGTAACAAACATCCTTAGTAAATATTTTTGCCCGCTAGATATGGATTCTACACCATGGAAGTAAGGAAGTCCACTCGGGAACACCGTAATATCTCCAGCTTTTGGTTTAAAATAACTTATCTCTTTGGTATCCTCTTTAATAAAAGACAGCTCTCCACCTCCATAATCATCATTTAAATATATTGTCACTGTTATAAATAAATGGTCTTTAGGTGATTCAAAATCAAATTGATGTTGATCTGTGTGATAGCTCATAGCTAGCCTATCTTGAGGGTTTGGGTTGTACATTAATAAAATTGGGTCTGTAGGCTTAAGGTCAATGAAGTCCTGTCCTCTTGTAAAGCTCCAATCAGTAACATATGGCCAATCTCCAACGCTCTTCCATTCTTTTATGTAATCCTCTACAACCTTCCAATATGCATCTTCTATAGATAAAAATATATTACTCTCAGATCTTCCTATTGGACTATCCATAATTCTTTCAAAATCATTACCGTAAAGCGAAGCTGTTGATGAAAATCCATATTGACCCCAAGGCTCCCATTTTTTAAAAACAAAATGAGTTTCTCTTTCTTTAGAGTCCAGGATGGAAGCAAGGGTCTCTTGTGGATTACTAAATACATCTCTGTATACAACAACCTTCGGTGACAATATTTTTTTAATCATTTTGCTTTTTACTCTTTTTATCCAGATTGTCTGCAAAAAGACCCATAGCATATCCAAAAACAATTCCGATCATTATTCCAATCATAAATGATGTCATGAGATGATCCTTTCAACTAATCCATATCCAAGCCACAATCCAAATATACCCATTAATCCAGAAAATACTGGTGGGGCAGGTATAGGTAGTCTAAATAAACTAAATATACTGCCCACACCAATTCCTACTAATGTTGTAAGAACTATTTCTTTCATTAAAACGGAACCTCTGCATATGTCTTGTATGAAGGAAAGTCGTTATTGCTTGGAGATTTATCTTTAGATAAAGTATATGCTGTTACAGAAATTGAGTCTGCATTAATCTCATAAGAACTTTTCTTTACTCCATCTTTATCTGTCCACGTGTCTTCATAAATCTTTCCTACAATAATAACTTCCATGCCCTTTTTAATTACAGACTTTGATTGATCTGCAAGTGTTCGCCAGGCCTTTACTGTCCACCAAGAAGTGTTCTTGTCTTCCCACTCTCCAGTTACATCATTCTTAACACGATCATTAGTAGCAACCCTAAAGCGAAGTCCATTTGATCCCACAGCTTCTGGTTCACTACCAACTCTTCCAACAATTGTAATAATTGGATTAGCCATTTTTATTCTCCTCCCAAAATGTAATCAGTTCTTCTAGTACTGACCACTCTATGATTCCAAGACGGACCTTGGAATCCTCACCAATAATAATTTTAAGGGCTGGATGCATGTCCCTGCTAACCTTAAAAGTATCTGTACAGATTTTAGCCCATACATCTTTATTTAAATTAAATGAAGCCTTGGATTCTTTGTAATCTACTACAAAGCTTTTCCACTTAGCATCACCTTTTTGATATTCTCCACGGCCACTATTTTTTTGTGCTTTAGCTCCGTCTCTTTTTACTTCTGCTCTTTCTGACATCAGTTAAGCTTATGCTTTGTTTCATGACCAGATGGGCATTTCCAGTACATCTCTAAGGTAGCCTGATTAAAGCTATAGTATGGAGCATGCAACTCGCACTTGCTACATTGTCTTTGCTGATTTATTTTTTCAACTCTGCTATCTACAGGCTCTTCAGTTTTTGAACCAAAAAACTCATTAATATTTGGCATTTATTTCTCCTATTAATTTGTCTACAACATCTGGATTTTCCTTTAAATATGCTACAGCCTTTGCACGTCCTTGAAAACGTTCTCCATTTACTGTATACCATGCACCACCCTTTTCAATAATCCCGCACATTTCTGCAACATCCAATGTCTCTCCAACATAATCTATACCAAGAGCTTGCCCTTGGTAGTAAAAGTCATATTGTCCTGATAAATTTGGGGGGCCGACCTTGTTGTAATCAACAATCCAATTAACTGGTCGCCCAACTCTTTGTTCAATAATCTTGTCACCAACTTTAATACCTGCTTTAATAGCATTAGCCTCAGCTTCAGAAGACCATAGCTTAATGACGGTTGAAGAGAAGAACTTAACTGCCATGCCACCTGTGGGGATGTGACTAGCATGCATAGATCCAAATTGATTTCGTTGCTGCGAGATGAGAACAAGTAATGTGTTTTTGTTTGCATAGTTTAACATCTTGACTGCGTGGGTCATATCCTTTGCTTCTGCGCCGATTTGCTTAGTGTCCTGCAAATCCTTCATTTCATTTCCGTCTTTTTCAAAGTAAATTGCTGGTAGCAATGCTGAAATAGAATCAACTACTATTAGATCAACGCCAGCTTCCATAAGCTTTGTTGCAACATCAACCATATCATTAACAGTTTTAGCTGGAGAGTATATTAATTCTTTTGAGTTTACGCCAAGCTTTTCTGCCCACTCGGGATCGTAAGAATGCTCAGCATCAATCCACGCACACGTCTTACCTTCTTTTTGAGCTAAAGCAATCATCTGCAAACAGAAAGAAGACTTTCCTGCAGACTTATTTCCCCAAACAAGTATCTGTCTTCCATAAGCAAAACCTCCGTTTAATGCGAAGTTCAAGCCTATGCTAGGTGTGGGCTGCTTTTCAATATGGATATCTACAGCAGATTGAACCCTGGCTCTAGTCTTAGGGTCTAGCTTTGCTAAGATATCGTCTAGTTGCATTTCCATAACAATTAGCTATTCGGCAATTCTTCTTCAGATCCAGATGGTTTATCCTCTAATCTAAATTCAAACGACATAGTCTCGTCATTATATGTTACAGAAAGCTGTACATCTTGATTGTTAGAATTAATAAAATCTTCAGTAGGTATACTAATAGATTCAATTTTGTTTAGAATAGCAACCAAAACTCTTGTAGCGTTCATTGTTTTAAAAACATCTTCTGTATTACTTGTCATCTTACATCCTTAACCATAAGTGTTCCATCTTCTAAGGTTTTTAGAGTTGGCTCGCAAATCATTCCTTCTCGCATTTTAGCCAATGAAATTGGATACATGCTAGAAAAAACAATAGCTCTATTTAAATTTTTATCTTTATCTGACATAACAAGGTGCGCCATAGTTTTGCCAGCTTTTGTTTTATATGGTGTATAGCTTATCACGAACCTTTGATTTTCGTCAATAGGGTATGACTTTGCATATAAATATTTAACAAATGCATCGTCAGAATCCTTATTTATAGAATCAACATCTATGTACCTTGATATTCTATTATCGCCTACAAGAACAAAATACATTTTATTTGTTTCTATTTTTGTCTGCTCTATATCGAATAATCCTACAGATCCACTTTCATCGACAAGTTCAATTCTTGACCAGCCATTACCACGCTTGATGCTTTTGGCCATACCAAACATTACGAATGATCCCAGCTCTTCAAATTCATCAATAGGTCTTGCTTGTGCTTTAACCCTTGGCTCTAAGTTAGAAAGGTTAAAAGAAGGTATCCCTAAAAATTCGTAATAAGACTCTCCTTCTTTGCCGCTTCTAGGATTATCATCAAAAGCAGCGCCCCCAATAGCATTAAGAGAGTTAACGGCCCTAGAGTTAATACCGCTACCCTTCTTAGATGCCTTGTCGACAAAATCTTTGTAGTTTTCATACGGTCTCTTTTCAATAATTTTATTTGCAATACTGTCTGAAATAAATTTAACTTCAGCTAAACCAAATCTAATTGAATCTTTTTGTAGTGAAAAGTTTACATCTGATTCATTTACATGTGGAAGCTTAACTTTGATTCCAAGCCTTTTGGCTTCAATTAGATATCCTGTTCTGGCATCTTTGTCTCCTTCATTTTTAAGGATCGAGAATAAAAATTCCAAAGGATAATAGCACTTAAGCCAAGCGGTATAATAAGAAAGCATAGAATAAGCAACAGCGTGACTACGATTGAATGAGTATCCAGCGTGAGCTTCGAATGTTTTCCAGAGGTTCTCTGCTTCATCGGCGCTGATATGCTTTTTAGCGCCTTGAATAAACTTATCTTTAAACGGACCGAGTTCCTTTGCATCCTGCTTTTTACCAATAACCTTTCTAACCTTGTCAGCCTCTGACCAAGTCATTCCACCTAGGTGTACGCATGCTTGCATAACCTGTTCCTGATAAATAATAACTCCGTATGTATTTTCTGTAAAAGGTTTCATGATGGGATGAATATAGTTAACTGCCTCATCCCCGTGCTTTCTTTTAATATATGAAGCACCTACGGTATTCATTGCTCCTGGTCTAACAAGAGCATTTGATGCAGCCAAGTCTTCAAACTTATCTACCTGCATCTTTATAAGTAGATTTGTGTAAGGCGTTGCTTCTGCTTGGAAAACACCTTTAGTATATCCGTCGTTAAACATCTTGTAAACTTTTTGGTCGTCAAGTGGTATGCTGTAAAGATTAATTTCTTTACCGTGCCTATCCTTAACTGATTTTAAAGTATCTGAGATTACAGATAAAGTCTTAAGACCTAGGGCATCTAGCTTAATAAGACCTATATCTGCAACCGTATCCATATCGTATGCCACGACTGGAATTCTTCCAGACACATCATCATTTGCATCTGCTCTGGACTCTATTGGTGCATACTTTCTCAAATCATCTTTTGCCACAACTACACCAGCAGCATGCACTCCAACGCTTCGAATCTTTCCACGAAGACGTTCTGCAAGCCAAGTTACTTCTGGGTACTTTGCTCTAAACTCTTTTGTATTTGGTGAATCCATAAAATCTTCAAAAGTATCAATAGACTTCATTGCACGATTAACATCAGAAAGAGGAACCATAAATACTCTTGCCGCATCTCTAATTACACCCTTATCTTTAAAGTAAGTAAATGTAGAAATAGATGCTACGTGCTTAAACTTCTTCTTCAAATAATCTTTAACCTCTTTACGACGACGGTCCTCGAAATCTGTATCAATATCTGGAAAGTCATTACGTTCTGGATTAATAAATCTAAAGAAAAGCAAATCATATTTAATTGGATCTACATCTGTAATTCCAAGGGCGTAGCAAACTAGTGAGCCTGCTGCAGAACCACGACCAGGGCCAACCATAATATTATTTGACTTAGCCCATGTAATCATATCTGCAACAACTAAGAAATATGAAGCAAATGCTTTATCTTTAATTATAGATAACTCTTCTGCAATTCTATCCAAGTAGACCTGATCTTTGTCCAGAGATAGCCTTCTAAGGCCTTCTAAGGCCATATCAGCTAGTTTCTTGTCAGCATTGGTCTTTGGGATGGGTAGCAGATCTAATCCCTCATAGAAGTCATACTCTTCAATCTTGTCTGCAATCTCCATTGTATTATCATATATATCTGCACGAGTAATGCCTGCTTTATTAAAGTCCGCCTCAATTTCAGACCTGCTTTGAATAAATAAATTATAGTCTTGGAATGATATTCTACGGTCTGGATACAGGTAATTAAATCTATCCATCATATCTGGCATTTGTCTAGACATATCAAAGTCTGCATCTTTATCTGATTTAGGAGAGGTTGATAGAATAAGCATTGCTTCTTCTAAGACTCTATCTTCTTCTTTAGCAAAGTGGGCATCTCCTGTTGCCACCGCCTTAATTCCTAACTCATCCGCTAATTTTAATAGGGTCGAGTTGATTTCATAGGGGTTATGTGATTGGACTTCCACGTAGAAATCTTCCATAAAGATCTGTTTAAAATCTTGAAGTATAAGCTTGGCTTCTGATAGTTCGCCCTTTTCGATGCATTTACTAATAAGTCCATTAAGACATCCACTAAGTACAATAATGCCTTCCGCATATTCTTTTAAAACCTCTCTGTCAATTCTTGGCTTGTGATAAAACCCTTCTGTCCAAGCAAGCTCTTGGAGAGTATTAATATTTTCTAATCCCTTTTTGTTTTTAGCAAGTAGAATGATATGGTTATATGCCTGAATTGATTTATCAGTCTTAGAAGATCTATCAAATCTATCTGTTGGGGAAATGTATGCTTCTACTCCAAGAATTGGCTTTATGCCTTGATCCTTACATGCAATTTGCATGTCACGGTGTGAAGACAATGTTCCGTGGTCAGTAATAGCCAAGGAAGTCTGACCAGCTTCTTTTGCGGCCTTTACGAGTTCGGCAGGAGAATTAAGCCCATCCATTAATGAATAGAAAGAATGCACATGCAAATGTGTGAAGTTCAACTTAATTCTCCGCCTATACTCTCTCTTACCAGTCTACGCTGCTGCTTGTTGAAGATGACTCTCGCTCTTCTGGAGCTGACTCACCAGTATAGAATGCTTCCTGCTCTGCGTATGGAACACTACGCACTGCTGTCTTTTCTAAATCAAACAGCTCAACAGCAGAAAAGTCAAATGGCTTTTCATCTTTAGCCAATGGGATAATTGTGTAGCTTGTGTCTGTCTTAAGACCACTACGCTTTACACGCCACATTAGATTTGTGATGCTTCCCATTTCATTTGCGTATTCAATTAGTGTTGGTGTAATTGTTTTTCCACTTACACCCTGAGAAAGAATGGCAACATATGGCTCAGTCTTTCCATCATCAACTAATACGTTAATATAAAGACGCTTTCTTGCGCCCCAGCCAGCCTTTGGATCCTTACGGTGCTGTTCTTGAGCCCAGTCACGGCCTTCATCTTCCATTGTGTCTAATGCCTTACGGCGATAATCTTTAGGGTTTGTGTGTTCAATTGCAAAAAATCCGCAACCCATTTTTTCATTATAATGTGGTGAATCTGGATCAAGCTCTTGCAAGAAGCGAATCTTTACTGCTTCTCCATCTTCAATCTTCAACCACTTTGCCTTGCTGTCTTCTGAACTGGTATATGTAACCTTGTCCATTGCCTTTGTCATTCCTGACAAACCTTTTACTATTCCCATTTTATTCTCCTTATGTATGTAACGGTATATATCCGTTTGTAATCACTTATATTATTGTTTAATTTTTATATTCGAAATTAGATATGGCATTTGTTATACAGGCTTTAATGTCTTCATCAGACATGTCACCTGCATCCTTTACACCCTCTGGATATATTCTACCATAAGAATGCGATGCCCACAAGATGTTTTTATTACTTAACTTATATGCAATTGTTGAGCCTAAATCTCTTCCCGCCTTATCTGCATCAGTCATAATAATAACTGTGTTGAAGTATCTATTTAACAGGTTAAGGTTTTGCCCAGATATATGGCCACCAAGCGTGGCAACAACATTTGGAAAACCAGCCTGATGAACACGAATTGCATCAAAGCTGGACTCAACAACTATAACTCTATCTCCAATTTTTTTGGCACGGTGGATATTAAACATAGTTTTGCTTCTTGGCAAGTCTTTACTATTCTTAAATCTTTTATCAGAAATAGATCTACCAACAACCCCCACTGGCATGCCATCTGGACTGTGAACTGGGACAGTTATCATATCCATGTTTTCAGAATAACCTAATGAAAAATGTGAAATTGATTGTAAATCAATACCACGTGATTTTAGATATTCTTTTGCTTTATCGCTATTCATTAATCCATTATGCAAATTAACTAACGTGTCTTCTGGGAATTCAACAAAGTCTGGCTTGTCTTCTAGAATTTCCTTAAGAGATTCATCAAAATTTCCCAGGGCTTCATCTTGTTTGGATTCAATATATCTTAAAGACTGAAATTCATTTTTGTTTAAAATCTTTTTTACTAGATCGCTAAGTGTTCCAGATTCTCCGCAGGATGGATTAAAGCAAATATAGGCACCCTTCGTTTTGCTTATGCTAAAGCTTGATGTATGTCTGTTTGAATGAAATGGACAATATGCAAGGAAATCGTTAGATGTTTCCCCCACCATATCTATTCCTAGGCTTTGGACTATAGACTTTATGTGGGCAGAGGAGTATTCCGATGTATCAATTTTCCTTGTGTCATACCCTCTAATTGCCATGCCTTCTTCTTTCCTACATAAACTCCATGGAGAGTCATTAAGAACTCCCATGTTTGTCCGTCAAATTCTACCGAAAAGGCTGGGTCTATGTCAAGTACCCTTGCATATCCAGAATCTTTCATTTGTCCAACAAGCAGATCTTCGTATTGTTTTTTTATTCGAATCATGTCAGAATCATCTAAGAACTCAACTCTTATTTGAAACCTTTTAATGTTTTGATGGGTCACTTGCTCAGCTCTGGCAGGTCTTCATAGATCGGAGTAATAACTCCCCTATTTATATCCCAGTCGAGAAAGAATCTAAAGTCGTGTCCATGCCTATTCTTTCTAGATACAACCTCAATTAAATCTGTATTAGCATGCTTATGAATAGCAATAGCCATATCAGCATCATACTCAATTGCTTTTGACCATGCAACCTGACTCATCATTGGTGGTTCTTTTTGATCTGAAATATCATCTGCTGTAGCAGCAGTAATATCAATAATGGGAATTCCATTTGTTACAGCCAACAACTTAAAGTCTCTTGAAATATTTCTATTTCTTTCAACTTCAGAATTGCTTCTCTTATTATCATTAAACAATTGATGGTAATCAAGAATAACCAGGTCTGGTTTATGCTGATCAATCTTGCCCTGAATAGTTGCTGGAGTTACTTCCCCTGCCCCCTCATTTGAAACAAGAATGAAACTGTTCTTGCCTTCAGTCTTTTTCTTTCCCCATGTTTTAAAATCGTCAATATTAATGTCACCCTTGGATAGGTCGCTTGCTCTAAATAAACCAGAGCCGAGCATGGTATAAATTCTATCTCGCATATTCTCTGGAGCCATTTCAAGGGACACAATCATAGGCTTAAACCCTTGCTCCCAAGCTTTGCATGCAAGGTATGATGTAAACCAAGTCTTACCACGTCCTGGCCAGCCAATTGCGACAATGAGGTGTCCTGGAGCCATTCCAGTTGGGTATGCTTTATCAATTGCATCAAAACCTGTTAGGATACCTGGACTTCCGCCCATAGCTAAAGATCTAGTTCTTACTGACTCGTAGTGTCTTTCTGCTGAATCTAAATCTGTTATGTCTAAGTCTTTAACATTATTTGTGTACCTGCTCAAGTTTGCAAGTTGCGATTGCATTGTTCCAAGCACTCTAGATGGAGCATCTTCTTTTAAAGATGAACCAGCCTGCATAAGAATTGTTTTTAACTTATTGCCTACAAATTCATTCTTTAGTTTATCTAGATAATATCCCGTCTCACCTTTTGTTTCAACTGGCTCAAAGTCTTTAAATTTATCTTGTAGGATTCCAGCCTCTGGTACTGCTCTAAACTTATAGTAGTATGACTTAAGGCCTTCCCAGATATCCTTATGGGATACAAACAGGTCGTCCGAATTGTCTGCAAGAATGGTGCTGATATCTTTGTTTTTACAAACTGCCGAAATGAGTTCTGCTTCTGTATTCATTAGTTATCCTCAACCATTCTTTTAGTCTCCTGCAACAGACGGCTTCTGTTAATTTTATCTTCTTTAATCTGAATCATCATGTCCTCTATTCGATCAAAGTTGTTGTAAAAGAAATTAAGCGGGTGCCTATTCTTTCCAGTTTTAAAGTAATACTCTAACACATCTTTAGATCGATCAAACCCTATGCTGTCTATTACATCTTGCATTGCCCACTTTTCCTTATACCTATTGATAGTTGGCTTTGTTTTATAAGCCTCCTCATATAGATTAGAATACAAAGAAAGTAGGATGTAGGGTTCTTTATTTACTGCCACGCAATTCCTCTTCTACTTCTTGTGTCTTTTGAATTAGCTTATCTTCAACAAACTTATAGACTCTATCTGCTGCGGCATCAACTGTTTCGCCTTCTCTAACAAAATCGTCTACGCCAATACCAATCTTGATGCTTTCAAAATTACCCAGATTGCGTGTAAAAGATAAGTCTACTCTAACTTGAGTTCCTTTTTCCATTAGTGCTCAGCCTTTCTATGCCTGCTTAAACTGTCATGAGCAAAAATGCCCCAACGTAATTCTATTTCTTTTTTACATATATCACATACCACTACTCTGCTTGACATTATTCTGCTTTCCATACTGGTACAAATTTTCCTTCAGTGGTCTTAGTATACAATATAGTGTTGTGTTTGAGAAGAGCTTTCATCTCATTTTTTGAAGGCATATTATTAGAGTATCCTGATTCTAATATAAACTCATGAATGTCCATAATGTCCGATTCGCTATACATAAACTTATACCATGTGCTATCTGGATTACCTATAGGATATACTTTTTGAGGGTATCTTATTTTCCCGTCCAAAATATAATCTTCTATAGTAACCTTGTGCTTGCCAAGCATCTGAGCTACCTGCGTAGTTGAGTATGCATTCTCCATAGTTTTTAAAACTTGTGAATAAGAATATAGCAATCTCTTTTTATCTGGATAGCACCATGCAACCATTTGGTCTTTAGATCTTGAATGACTTAATACTTTATGTATTTTATTATTTAAGAAGAAATACCGAATGCTTTTAGCTGGCTGTTTTCTCTTTTTTCTATCCATTTACCTAGTGCACTCGTATCCTTATTAATCATCCATCTTTTACCGCACATCATGCAGAAAAGCTCTACGTGTAATTTTTGTGAAAATACTCTATCTACAAAAACTCTTCCTTGGCATTTATTGCATTTCATCATAACGTAAATAGCTTCCCATCAACAACACATGAGTAATCTGGTGCCACATGGATCATTTGAATATGTGGGTAGTCGTTTACAATATGTGCAATGGCAAAGCCTTTTTGCCAATCGTGGTGCTGCATATACTTCATTCCGTCTGATTTTTCATCACACATGTGACCAAGCTCATAACCACGAAGAGTTTCTCCTTGCCCACCGTTTCTTAATTCATAAGTAACTAGGTGAGACGCTATTCTGTGCGAGTGTCCTCTCATAAGAGATATCTGTAAATCTTCCATATCTTTTCTTACTGAACCAGTTGAAGCAATTGAAAGTCCATGGTGAACGTGGATGTCTCCAAAACGGCGCTTTGGCAGTTCGTTATAATAAATATACTCATAGCCTAATGAGTCTAAGCTCCACATTGATTCTGGAGTTACTTCAGAAATGTACTCTGGCAACTTAGCATCTACATAATTAAAGATTCTAATATCGTGATTTCCTAGTGCTGAAAAAAGCTGAGCATCTGGGAGCATCTCTCTTGTCTTTGCATAAAAATCTCTTGCGCCTTTTGCTTCATGTCTCATCATTGGAACAATAAGATCTTTGCTATCATTTTTATGATAGTTTAAAAACTCTGCTGATTTGCCTTCAGTATACTTGCTATAACAAGCTTGATCATCTGTGTCGCCAAGGTAGTCAACGACATCTGGCTTGAACCACTTCATAACCTTAAACCAAAGTGCGATCATCTTATCATCCTGATATGGGAACTGCTGGTCGGATGAAATCATCCACTTTAAATCGTTGCTCATTATTTACCTTAATACGTAAAAAAGTCACGGGTACGTGACTTTGATGTTACATTAATTGTAACATATTACTTTAGATTGTCAATAGGTGTTATGATGTTTTGCTTGGCTTTGTGCCAGCAGCAATAATATCAAACTTTACACCAGTTATTTTTTGCTTAGTGTTGTTAGTAACATGAAGAGTAAAGTTTCCTATAACTCCAGAAACTGACCATGTTATATCATGTCTGTGTGTAGCACCACCCCTTGGTGAGGCTGTAATAAACACATCTGTGTATCCATTAAAGTCTACAATAATTTTTTCTTCGTTATAGCCTGGGTTTAATCCATTTTCAAAATCAATTCTAAGTGCTTTAATGTGAGTAATATTTAAAACATTTACATCTTTTGCTGTAGCTTTACTAAGGCTATAAGCATCATTTGCTGTAGACAAAAGATTAGATATGTCTACCTGCATTTTTCTTAATTTCTGTGGATCTACTGGCTCCCCGTCTGCAAACGTTTCTGACATATTAAACCTCTTCTAGTTTTGCATCAATTGATTTTGAATATTCATATTGTGCTTCTTGTTTATTTATTAACTCTGTTAAATCTGCTCGCAATACAGCAATTTGAGTTTCATAGTTTACAACTAACTCACCCATTCTTTGCTGCAATGCAGCTATAATTAGATCTGATCTATCTGCCATGATTTATTCCGATACTGTAAGTAATGCAAGCTCTGCTGTAAGAGCCGCCTTTTTTGCATTCAACTCTGTAATATCAGAATTAAGATTAGAAATCTTTGCAGAGTCTGGATTTGAAACAGCCTCTTCTTCAATAACTGAAATCTCTAGGTTGTAAATTGAATACTCAATATTTTTAATATGTTGATTTACAATTGCAGACTTTTCTTCATTTGTTAAATTTGTTGTCATTTTATTCCTCCTTTCATATTATAGCATATTAGCCTATTTGGTCAATACCATTTTTTAGATCATTTAGGATACTATTAAACAGCTCAATTGCCTGAGTTTGTCTTATAACCTGCTCAATTATTTGCTCTCTAATTCCATTTAATATTTGGGCATCAATATCTTCTTCTGAAGGGTTGCGTGTATACCTTATAACCCTTTCTGCTTCAAGAATTTTATCCTCTACTACTCTTATTTTTTCTTCTATTGTAAGTGTCATTATTCTCCTATGGGTATAAAGCTCTGTTGCTTATTGGCGTTACGGTATTTCTAAAAGATGCACTTGTTATTGGGGTACCCAAAGTAGTGCCGTTTATGCTTATCACTTGAGCTCGATAATAAAAGTTTGCAGAAGCCGATGTATTTCCTGTGGGCTGGTTAGTTGATTGTGTTGCCACATTTGAGGATATTGATAATGATTCTGTAGCACCGCTTGTCCAAGTTACGTTATCTGCAGATCTTTGTATTCTTGCAGTAGCAGATGTAGCATTTTGAAATGTATATCGCATAGTAGTTTTTGGATCATTCCAAAATGTGGTGCCAGTTCTTCCGCCAGTAGAACCTGTTATGGATGAAACAGAAGCAACTGGTGCTGCAGAAGTTGTTAAATCATAATCAGCAGATGCCGTATTCCCAGTAGAAGATGTTACAGTCACTGTTCCAGTATATCTTGTTGAAGGAGCAAGACCAGTTTTTGATATAGAACGTACGGTTGAACCACCAGATGATGCAAATGATCCGTTAGAACTAAAACTATTTTGATTTGTTGATGTCCAGTTGATTGTTCCAGAAGATGAGGTAACATTGCTGTTTGCCCCCATTGTTATGGTTGGTATAACAGCGGGGTTATTAACAGTAAAGTTTGCAGTTGCTTGTGCGCTTCCAGCAGAGTTTGTTGCAGTCAAAACAACTCTCCAATCCAGCGGGGTTGGTGAAATTACTGAAGGCGTAAACGTTGATCCAGTTCCAACAGATACCCATTGAAAACTATTATTAAGGTACGACCAAACATAGCTGTATGTCGGAGTTGGGTTCCCACTCCAGCCAGATGGAGATGCTGTAAATGTTGTTGAGCCAGCAGTTCCACTTGTTGGATTAACGGAGACGCTACCTCCAGATGGAGGAGTTGCTGGTTGGGTATATGTAACACTGCCAGATTCAGAAGTATCTGTTGTTTTATTTGCTCCTGTTGCAGAGTTAGAATTTGATGGCGGAGATAATGTTACACCAATACCAGATTGATTCAATCCAGGGTAAACCGTAATGTTATATACAGTGACAAGTCTAGCTACTGAATCAGAAAATAACTGAACAACTGGATTAGAATCACTTGAATTTCCATTCAGTAGAGGTGCTGGTCCAGCTCCAGCTATAGCGTAATCTATTGTATAACTTTGTGCATTTGTTTGAGACCAAGTAACACTTACTCTTTTATTGTTATTAATTGCTCTAATTGTTGCATTTGCTGTTCCTGTAGATATAACAGTAAAGCTTCCAGTAGTTGATAAAGATGTTGGGTCTGACTGTGTTGATAGTGATCCAGATCCAGTTACCGATCTTAAATTAGCAAAGGATGTATTTGCACCATTTATCCATGAAACAGATCCAGAATTTGATGGAGCCGTATTGGATACGGATACACTACTTGCAGATGAAGGAGATGGTGTTGAGTTAAAAACCGATATGTTAGATATAGTTGGCTGTATTAGTGTTGTAAATGAAGATGTTTGCATTGTTCCAGTCATTCCATTATTAGATGGAGTAATCTCTAAATAGTATGTAGTTCCTTGTGGTAGTCCAGTTATTGATCTTGGAGAAGCGTTAGAACTAACTGGTAATGGGTATCCAGATACTGTAACTTTTGCTGTACCTCCAGAAATATAGGAATCAGTTATATTGGCACTAACTGTAAATGATGTTGTAGTTGCTGATTGAATAGTTCTAACACCATTATATACAGGTGGATTTACACCAGTTATTGTTACTTGCTGTCCAGACGTAAATGTATTTTGAGCAAAGTAGGTTACTGTAGTTGCTCCTCCAATTACATTGGTTATGGATGGCTGAGTATAAAGGTTTAATAAGTATCCAGAAATATAAGATGATGTAAAAGGCACTGACGCTGTTGTATATGATGGTGTTATTGATCCTATAGATAAAATTGGCACTCCATATATAAATGCTTGCCCTAAATATTCAGATGGGGATAGCGTAGCCTGATTATAAGCCTTAACTCCAAAACTTAAAACTGCACCCGATCCACTAGTTGTTGCTCCTCTTAAATCTATACCCTGTTTATAATCAAATGTTGTTATAGGTATTGGTATTGATGTACTACTTGAAACAGTACCCTCATAATAATTTGGGGCAGTTGTTGTTCCAGAAGCTGGTTCATCTGAAAAAGATTGTAGCGTCCAAAATGAAGTGTTGCTGGGCATTACACTTGTCCACATTGAGTTTACTCCAGGGGCAAAGCTTCCTAAATTAGTCCAGTATGTTGTATTTGTAAAAGAGTTTCCTTGATTACCGCTAGTTTTTGACTGATATCTATTGTTGTTGGCATAAACTATTTGGCCAACAGAATAAAATGTTCCACCACTATATGCTGAAACACTAGATAGCGATGAGTTTGCACGGTATCTATTTGAATTATAGTAAACGTTATCTCCAACAGAATATCCTGTACCAGCATCTGTCCATGCAGTTGAAGTGTCTAGGTTGGATATAGCTCTGTATGCATTTCCATTAAATGAACGGAATGTTCCAGATACAACTGAACTTGTAATAGAAAATGCTGTTGGTGTCGGTAAAGTAAAAAATATTGTACTGTTTGTTCTAGCAGTTATAGTATGTGACCCATTAAATAAAGAGTCCATTCCAGAAACTACTACTGTATCATTTGTTTTATATCCATGGGCAGAAGATGTTACAAGTGCTGCTGAGAATCCTGATAAAAATTTACTTGAAACAGACTTAACTCCAGCATAAGTTAAAGGGTATACGCTTAATCCACTTGTATAAAAAACGTTATAGTCATAGGATGTTGGAGAGTTTGTCCATGTACCGATATTTGCAAATGCAGTATTTCCAACTACTGTGCTTCCAGTAATTGAAGGTGATTGTCCTATTGGTACAGGTGTTCCATAATATGAAACTAATTTAGATAAGCTTTCAGAACTTGCACTTGTACCGTATGTAGAATTTGTTGCCCTGTATGAAAATCTAAAATACATGTCTGGGCCAGATGTAAAGTAAGATGGAGAAAGTGTTAATGCAAGTGAGGAAGATGAAGATCCAGATGCTGGGTTTGTTGTAGCTTGGGCTGTTCCAATATTTTCCCAATTTGAATTATCTGGAGATTTTTGCCAGACGTATGTGTATCCATTTGCGTCTTCCCAATGAAATCTTGTTGATGTTATTGTAACAGGATTGGAGTCATTCATTATATTACTAGAAGCATTTATCCCGCCGCTTAATGCAATAGTTACTCTTGTTTGAATTGATGGAGTTAATGCGCTACTAAATAAAAACTTCCAGGCTCCGCCGCTTCTTAAATAGGCGCTAGAAACATCTTTCCATAATCCTCCAACACGTAATTTAATTGAAGATACGTTTTTCCAAAGGCTGCCAGATCTTAACTGAATACTCATTGATTATCCTATGGCGTATAGACTAAAAGAACATCTCCGTTGAGAGCTCCGCTATAAATAGATCCAGCACCTACTGTATTGTAGAGAGTTGTTGTTGCTGTAAACATATTTCTTAGTCCGCCAGAGTTAGCATTTTCTGTACCTCCAGCAACTTGTGCAGATTTTTTAACATACACAGATCTTCCGCCGACTCCTGCAATATAGTCTCCCAAGTATATCTTTCCTCCGTCAAAACTGTCAACACCAGATGTAGTAAGAATATCTCTATATGTTCCAGAAACATATTCGGATAAACTTAAATAACCATTAAGTGCAGTTAAATAGTTATTTCCAACTCTGAACATTGCAAGTCCTCCAAAACCAGTTGACAGTTCCATGCTACCATCATAAGAACTTATTCCATATATGCCAGTTCCGCTAATATCTCCAATCGACCATCCATCAGTAGGATCACCAATATATCCAGTTGTTGCGGATATTTTTCCTTTTACTTCCAGCTCTAACCCGTTCCATCTAAGATAAGCATTATCATTTCCTATGTCCATAACTGGAACGCTATTTGCTGAAGGCCCGCTCCAGCCTAAAAACCAACCTGGAAGGTTTGGTGCGCCATATGAACTTTTTACAGAATAAATTGATCCAGCTGAAGTTCCATTTGGAACTGGAATTTGAATAGCCCTAATTACATTTCCATTTGAATCAAACCCTCCAGATTGAAGTAATGCTTTTGAGATATCTAAATCTTTTGCAACAACCCAGCCAGTAGCTGTTATTGAATTTGCTCCAACTGAGGTGGCAATATAAATTGTATTTCTTCCGATAGCACTGTCTTCTGTGTTTATCCAAAGGTCTCCCACCGCTACGGATGTTGGAACTGTTGCCTGCCTAAAAACCTGTGTCTTAGTTGTAACCTTTGATTGTATATCTGTGATATCTGATGGAGCAAGACCTCCAAAAAGAACTGTACCGCTTGTTGTGCTTGCTCTAAATATTGGGCTGTTGGCAGAATTATAAACTGTAAACCCGTCATAGACAGATCTTCCAGTTGTGCCGTCTGGGAATGTGCTTCCACCATTTAACTCTATTCTAGCCCCGCCTGTATCAGATCCTGCTCTTAGCCATGAAGTAAACTTTCCATTTCCAGCAACAAGATTCTCAATTGATATTATTCCGTTTTCTAAATCAATTAGATTAGCTTTAGTTGGAGACAGTGGTGTTGCGCTAATCCGTGTGTAGGTTGGAACTCCTGAAACTTTGTAAGGCTCGTTATTTTTATTATACGCTATGTAATAAAAATAAATGTTAGCAGCATAAACTAATTCTGATGTGGCTAGACCAAGTGCTTGCTTAAGATTATCAATTCCAACATTTTGTCTGTTTAAAGATTGTGTTACTGTTAGGTTTGCCACCAATGCTGAGCTTGCAAATGCTGTAGTTGTACTAGCGCCAAGACCAGCGTTTGTTGTTGCATAAACTTCAATTGTTTTAAATCCAGAAAAAGGATCGTTTGCTTGGTATGCTCCTCCCCAATTTACGGAGATTCCAAACGGTGCTGGGGATACAGATAGACCAATTGGAAGCGTTGGTGGTTCAATAATTTCTGATGGGTCAGATGTATTTACAGACCACTCATCACTAAAATCCGATGGTGTTCCAAGATTGCTCACAGCTCTTAACTTTACAGAATATGAACCTGATTGAGCAATAATTGTTTTTTTGCCAGCTTTAAAAAAGCTTGTTGCTAAAACATAATCATTTCCAAAAGTACCACCCTTTACAAAAACATCCACTCGTGCAAAGCTTTTTGGATAAGCAGATCCGAGATAATCTAATCCAGACCAATTTACAATAAGTGCATTTAATTGTGTAGTTAAATCTGATTGCAAAAATCTTGGCTTATTTAATGGCTGCTCTCCAGCTGTTACAAATGTATAGCGGTCTGAGTACTCACTGAGTCCTAAAGTTTTGTCTGTATACACCCATGCTGCTTGAAGATTATACTCTGTACTTATATCTAAATTTGTAACAACAATGTCAAAGTAATCTCCATCTCTGGATTGAGTAATTCCTAAATCTTCATATCTGCCAGCCATTGCTAACTTCCAAACGACAAGTCTAGTTTAAACTCTATAGATGCTTCTCTTCCAAGCACCTTAACCATTTCTGATGTTAGTATAGATCTAGCAATTAATCCATATTGTGGATCGAAGGTGTCTTCGTCATTTATTCTAAGAGCATCCATAGATACAGATGTTTGAGCCGAAGTTGGCGTAATTGTTATTCCTAACTTGTTAACGCTTTGAGAATTAAATGTTCCTGATGTTGTAGCATCAGACATATACAAAGATTTAATATTGTTTCCTACGACATGTCCAGAAAAAATAAATTGAATGTAGTCTGAATCAGAACTGTATAGTCTAACTTTTATAGAAGATAGATTTGCATCGTTTACTTTGTATGAAAGACACATTGTATCTAATGGGTTGTATCCAGAAATATCTAAACTTGTCAAAGGGTATGTGTATTCTCGTGGAGAAGTTGAGTTTGAAGTAAATATTAATGAGCTATCTAAAACTCTACTATTAATTTGATCTAGTGCTGGCTCTGGAGTCCACTCATATGGTAATTCAAAATTTGAAAGAAACTGGCTTGAATAAAGATTTTTTGAGTTAGATTGCCCAGAATATATTCCAATCTCATTAATCTTACCTGCAATATTTGTAGGAAGTGTGGCCGAGTATATAACAGTATATTTTATTGGAGATACGGATGTGTCTATATCTATTCCGCCCTGCCTAATTGGAACTCTATAGAATTCAAAACCTAGTCTTGAGTTTGTATCAGATAATGGATACTCTAAAGCTGATCCATTTGCAATACCTATCGCCATTTCTTTTGAATCCAATGAGGAGGTTCCTGCAATATAGCTTGTTAAAAATCTTTTTCCGAACTTTGTTATCATGGTCTTCCTCCCTGTGCGTCTGGCTTAGTTAAAGCAAATGAGAATCCGTCAATCTTTTCTGTTGATGAATTATAGATTCTAAACCTTGCTTTTGCTTTTTTAATTCCAAAGTCGTCGTCGTAGGTTTCAGAACCTTTAAAAACGATATCACTACGTTGTGGTCTATCTGCCTGCCTTGGATCTTCTCCACCGCCATCACCGCCGCCAAAACGTGCGTCTTCTATTTCTGTGGTTTCTTGAGGCTTGCCTTTCCATACGGCGGCAAGGCGAGGGTCGTCGTCGTATATTACTGATATTTTTCCTGATTGAATTCCCATTTATTTATTATACCATTTCACTGTTAGATTGCTCTACACAAAATTGAGGTGGTAAGTCCTTCCCTATATTCTAACGTGCATCTTGATACTATATATTTATCGCCTAACTCTGTAATTCCTAATATTGGATAGTTAACTCTAACTATATCACCTGCCGATATTAATGGGTTACCAAAAATAGTTATATCAACAAACCTTCCCTTGTTGAGTATACTTGACTTTATCCAATCAGCAAGCTCTTTTGCGTCCTCCCCCGATTGAATCCAGGTTGATTCGAACACCACAAATTCTTTGTTTGCAGAGTCTTCTGACTGGTCTGTATCGTAATCAATAACGCCAGAGCGCCGAATCGAATTTCCCAAAACATAAAAGCTTTTACTGTTGTTATCATCTAGAGATATTGTATTTGAGCTATTGTTTAATACATATGATTCTGCTCCAAATGGCTGGAGCTTTTGATCTAAAAGAGTTACATATTTATTTAAAGCAGTTCTAAATGTAAGTGGCTTTGCTGGCCTATCATCATATGAAACTTTTGTTTTTCTAATTTCTCTAGCTGTAGTTCCAAATTCAAAAACTGGTCCAGTGTTATCTGCACGTGCAGATGTATTGCTATCTTTATAAAAAATTTCTCCATACAACATTGAAACTGTGTCATCTGAATATACTCCGTTATGCTCATAAGATGAACGATCTTTATTTTTTAAATAAAGCTCTTCAGAAATTGTATCTGCATAAACATACTCAAAATAGGCAACACCCTGACCGCAATGCAGTCCAACATTTTTACTAAATGGTACTGGAGGTATGTATGTATTGAAAGAGTCTGATCCAGAATCAGTTGCCTCTATTCTAAATCCGTTTATAAAAACTGTTATTTCAGTTTTAAGAACGCCAGTTTTTTTAACGAATATGTCAATTCCGTACTCTTCTCCAGCTTCTATTCCAGCTATTGTTCTTGTAGAGACTTGTTGGCTATCTTTTAAAACTGTAAGCTTGTTATTATTAATTTTAACGAGCATAATATCTTTTTGTAACCCAGCAAATGCTGTTGTTCTTACCAAAAGGTAGTATCCGTTTTTACCACTAGAATCCAAAGAAAATCCTATCCCACCCACCTGTTCTTGAGTATTTAAACGACTGTCGAAAAACATTCTTGTGCCAAAAGAAAAGTGTTGCTTAGATGTATCTATTGAATTAAATTCCTTAACAGCAATATCAAAACTTTTTTTATCTTTGTCTAGGTTAGAGATTGCTAAAAATCCTGTTTTGATTGTTTCACCATCAAAACTATTTTCAATATAATAGTTTCCAGATCCAGATTTAGATTGTGCAGTATCTGGTGTTGCCAATGTAAGCTTAAACATGTTAAACTTGTTTGGATTGTTTTCACTTTTATTTTTATCATTTATGTATGAGCTTGGTGCGACTGAGTGTGAAGTCGGTGCTGTATTAAGGGCTCCTCTTTTTTTAATATTATATTTATTTAATGGCTTAAAATACTTATACCCTGGCTTAGCTAAAGTTGAGTATCTCCAAATATCTGATTGGCTTTTAATTAAAACTTGCTCAAAGTCATCAGTTGCTGGGTCCGCCTCTTTTGGAAGATACTCATACCACACACCATCGTATTCGATAACCTCTCCATTAATTAAAACATATCCGTTAAATTGATCCATAATTCTATCAACTCTTGCCGTATTTACAGTATTTGGATTAAGCTCGAAGTCTGTACTGGAAAGTGTTATTGGTTTTGCTAATGCTCCAGCTCCTAAAAATGAAGTTTCAGACTTCCAAAGCGGTGAGGAAGATTCGCTATTTAAAGACTCAAATGCTGTGGAGTACCTAACCCTAACCTGATTTGCAGAAAAAAGCTCTTTTGTTGTTAAAGATTGTATATTGGGTGCGTATACTAAATCTGCACCATTTTTTATATCTTCGCTAGTAAATGTCCACACTGCATCTTTTGTTTTATCATACATGAACTCTCTGCTGTAAAAGTTTAAAATATTATTTTCATTAACAACAGCGTTCATTTGTATATCTCTACAGAGCTCTTGAAGAACTTCCCAAACTGTTTTGTCCCCATCTGTCCACCAGTATGATAGTGTGGGTATTGATCTATCTTGATTATTAATTTCTTTTATATTAATCTTATATGTAGAAAATCCAACAGAATCTAACACTCTTTTAATTATTGAGGTTACTGGAGAATCTTCAACCAATATCTGAGGACACATTGTATCCTGCAATATTTTTGCTGCATCTGTAGCGTCTATTGCAGCTTCTCCAAATTCTGATAGTGACCATGAACTTACATAAAAAAATCCTTGAACAATTTTTTCAGAAGATGATCCGTCTCCGATAAATACATATGGCTTAATAACTGAATTTTTAACTAAATAAATTTTAGTATTATCAATTGTAGAGGATGATCTGTCATACTCAACAATTAATTTCCCAGATTCAGAATGAGGTTTATTTATAGATAAGCTTAAATAGTTTGCAGTTATTATTCCTACTGGAACAATAGAGGAATCGTCTGATGTTGTTTCTTTGTTAATTAAAAATGAAACTACATCTGAATCAAGTGGAAGTACCCATCTAGGACTAAACTCGATTACCCCTATAAACTTTCCAGTATTTGAATTTATTGCAGATAAAGATATCTTTTTAAAATATTGAGTTGTTGTATAAGTACTAGGTTCTGTTGTTGACCATGTAGTACCATTGTAGTATATTGATGCTTCTCCGTTAACAAGTGTGGTTCCAGTATCAGATATGGTTGTATTATCTTGCTTAACTGCGGTTATTGTCCATGAAGTTGGAGTGTCGTGACTTGTTTCAAATCTTGCAATTATTTTGTTTGCTGGTATTAGCTTGGGTGTAGTTTTTTCCTGATTAGAAAAATATTCTAATGAAATATTAATATTTTTATTTTTAGGTGCAAGCCAATACTTATAAACCATATCTGGTCCAGGATAGTATAGTCTTGGTTTTGTTCCCATAGAATATCCTCTAGGATCTTCAAAGGATTGGTTTGGTGTATCTGTATTTCCAGTTGTATGAACTAAGTACTTAATTCCTGGAGACAGTGGCCTAAATGGTTTATAAATAGTATCTATTGGAAATAATTTTTGGAAGGCAACAGGGTGTGGATTTTCCATTGCATCGGATGTAGCAGATATATACTCTACCATTGAGTTTAGGTTATACTCAATTGTTGCTCCTGCTGAAGTTGTTATCGAGTAACCCTTTTTAAGTAAATTAGTTGTTGTGGCGTTTGCCGATATCATACTTGCTCCAAAGATATATTAACGCTCCAAAACGGCTGGATGCCTCTTTTGATAACAGCAAAATCACACGATGTAAAAGACATGGTGTAAGTATAATCGTCTGAAAGTGCGGCTGTGCCTTCAACTAAAGAAGGAGAAAAAACTGTTGGGTTAATTTTAACTCTAAACGTTCCTCGTCCTGCCGAGCTTTCATAAAAATTTTTTATATCTTCTGCTCCCCATGCACCATCAACTGTTTCATTTCTAAATGAAGGAACCATTTCCCAAGAAACACTAAGATTTAGCTTGTCTGCAATAAAATATTTTCTAAGTGTTCCATTTGCCATTCTTTGGCTAGACTCACGTCTTTCTGTATTTATTGAAAGAGGATCTCTATTGTGCTCTGTTAGTCTTCTAAATGCTAATGATCCTGCATTTGCAAATGCTAATCCATTTGTATTTGCAGCTGATTCCGTATATGTATTACCAGGAGCAGAAACATTGGCCCCCTTATAATTAAATTGATTTGTTGCTGTATTAATCGCAAATGGATCTAGAGCTTCTATATATAAAATTGAACCCTTGCTTAGATTTTGAAAACTCATTGCTTGCCTACCATTCTATTTACTCCAGCTGCCATTTCTTTTAATCTCATTTCATTACGTATTTCTAGTGCAACATCTTTTGCTGTCACGTTTGTTCCATTTAATTCTACATTAATATTATATACTGATCCTGATGCTGCCGCCGTAGCATTTGGATTAAATGGATTCATGTTAGCTGGAATAACAGCTTCATCTTTATGAAGCATTGCCAACATATTTGCAGGAACCATATTGATTCCATTTTCAAACATTGGTAAACCTAGATTTTTTAATGAAGAATTTGAGAAGTTTTGTACAAGCCCGCCATTTGCCCATCCGTCGCCGCGGATGATACCCCAACTGCCACGGCTAGCCTCCGACTGTCTAGCAAGTTTTTCTGCTTCAATAATTCTTTGTAGCTCTGGTAAAGCTGCTGGCTCTATATATCCGCCTGGACCATATGGGAAGTTTGCTGATGTACGGTATGTGCTTCCAAACCACCGTATAGTTTCTGGGCGAAGTGCTGCACTTAGAGCTGAATCAAGGTCAGCAGTTCTATCAAACTGCCAGCCAATTATGCTGTTTCGATCATTAAATTCGTCAATGGGGTAGCGAGGAGTTGCTGGTGCAGAGGATACGGTTTCAGTTATATGATTATTTTCCCAAGATCCGATACCTTTCCTTGGCTCTCCAGTTGATGGCTTTGCTTTCTTAGACTTTTTAAGTTTCATTAGTGTATCTAGATAGCTCTTTATGCCAGTAATTGAAGTTGCACCATAGTAAGGATCATCTGCCATAAACCCACCGATACGAAGAGCTGATGGCCTTCCCATGTCAGTTAAAGTAGGTGAATGTTTTATTCTAGTAATTGAAACTGCTTTATTGTATAAAGCTTCTGAAAGATGAAGCCATCTATATTCTGGATGTGTTCCACGATAGCTAATGTGTCCAGTAACTGGATCATAGTTTATCCAGGACATTTGTTTTTTAGTAACAGGATCTAGAATCTCTGCTTGGTGCATTCCACCTGCGCCAAAGCCTTCTGAAGTTACTCTTCCTTCTTTTAAACCTTCAATAAATTTGTCTATGTATTTTGCATCAGTAGGTAAAATATCTGCTTTTTCAAACCTAAAAATATAATCTTTTCCGTTTACCTTAATAGACTCTTCTATAATTTTTGGCAAATTCTTATTTTCTTCAATAAGATTAGCGGCAGTGGTATTTTTTAAATCTGGTAGTGAAGTAAAATTATTTCTCCTTGCTGCTCTTATTGCATCAGATAGCGCAAGTTCATATCTTGCTTTTGCAAACTCTGGTGTGTCAACTTTATCTGCTTTTTTAAGAGCCACAAAATTACTTCTAAGTGTAGCGTTTGGAATAAGGCTAACTCTAGCTTCTGTTGGTAAATCTAGAGTTGCTTTATTTATTAAATTATATGCTGCAGAACGTGCACGAAGTGTATTAACTCCTTTTAGAGCACCCACTCCTGGAACAAAATTTAATCCTGCATTAGCCCAATCACCTTTAGTTGCGCTTCCCTTTGCAATTTCTCCGAAAGGATGAATCATAGCTTTCATCAAGCTAGAAACATCTGATTCATAAGATGTTGGATTTAAAGCTTTTCCAATTCCATCTTTTGCAAATGTTGGAGTTTTACCTTGAAAGTAAACACCCAAAAGATCTGAAGCTAATGATGTAAGTGGCGCAAGAAGTCCGAATGGGGAACGAGTGAATACTTTACCAAATCCCTCTGAGTAGTTATTTATAGGATCATCTATTTTAGATTCATAATATGAAAGATTTTTGTTCTTTCTTGCTTTTTGTTTTTGGTTTTCAGACTTAAGTGGAGTAAGCTGAAGTCTCATCTTCTCAGCTTCGGTTTGCTTTCTGCTTAAACCAAACGATCTCATACCTAGGTCATGAGGTGCGCTTGAATGAGTGTGCCCTACTGGACCGCCAGCATGGAACATTAATGGGCCAAGTCCGTATGCTCCATTGCCAATGCCGCCCATAGAGGCGCCAGAGCCTGCATATCGCATTGGATCTCTATCTATACCCATTCCTGGGCTTGCAAACGGCTTACGTGGCTGCTCAAGCATCTGATGCATGTAGTCTGAATGCTGTGGAACCTTTCCAGTAAACTTAAGCCCTGGTATTTCTGTTCCGCCCCAAATATCCATTCCTGGGCTACGTGGGCCAATAAATCTAGAAAGCTCTCCCCAATATTGACCAAAAGGGTTTCCTATTGGTTTTCCAGATCTTGAATATGGAACCCCTGGCTTCTTTTGTCTTGGTACTGTTATAGGCCCACTAATCCAATTTCCAGAATTAGTTAATGAGTTTACGACTTTTCCACCTTCTGCAAACTTCTTTATGCTTACCTTTGTACCTGCAAAAATTCTTGACCCACCCATATACTTTGGATCCTTTAGCTGAGGATTCATTTCCATTAATTTGTTAACAGTAATTCCGTACTTTGAAGCAATACTAGATAATGTGTCTCCTCTATTTACTGTGTATCTTTCATTTTCATAATCTGATTTAGCATCATCTGCGCTGTAGTATTCTTGTGTGCCGTATCCATATTTAATGTTATCTACTGGCTTATATGAAGGTCTTCCAAATCCTACAACTGGAGCATTCTTTAAATTGTATTGTCTTACTTTTCTAAGCACGGCTCCGCCGCTTCTTTGGCTTCCAGATCCTGATGTATTTCCTTCTATAGTTGAAACTGAATTCTTTCCTAAAACATTGCTTACAAGACCAACGTGAGAAATTCTATTTACGCCGTCTCCTGGGAAATCCATAAAGGCTAAATCTCCCCGACGTGGATTCATAGTTGTCCACTTGCCGCTCTTCATAAATGATTGAGCTCCTCCAGGAGTCCAAATCATACTTGCTAAATCTACTCCAGATTTTTTTGCTGCCCAGTTTATAAAAGCACCGCACCATGCGATATATCTGGTTTGCAGATCATAAGCTTTTTGTGCAAACTTTCCAAATATAGTATCGTTGCCTCTTCCTTCCTGATACCCTATCATGGACTCTGCTGCTTTAATCATTGAGTCTGCTGTGCCCATCTTGCTTACCTTGCCGCCATTTGCAAATCTGCCAGCATTTAAATCACTAAAGAATGAAGGCCCAAATTCTTTTTCAGCTTTCTTAACTGAATCTGCTTTAATTACCCACTCACCGTCAGAAAGCATTGCAGGAATTGAGTCAGATGTTGAAGTTCCTGGACCGCTTACATTTCCACCTGGATTAAAATGTTTAACTGATCCTCCAGTGGCCATCTTTTTTCTATCTTTAACGGGAGCCCCTAGTATGTCTAAGCTTGAATCAAAATTGTAGACTGTGCCGCTAATTGGATCTACAGCATACGTTTTTGAATTATATGTAAATACTGAATATTTTCTAGTAGGATCACTTGGTAAAGTAAACTTTTTTGTTTGAGAGTCTGTCATTCTCATTGCTTGGTTCGCTGCTGCATTTCCATCCTTTGCAACAATGTTTGCGGCCTTAATTGAAGTTGCAGTTCCTGAACCTGGGATATTATTTTCTCTTGTTTTATAGTAGTGAAGACTTGTAGCAATAGATTTTGCAAGCTCTTTTATATTCATTCCACCAGTGATGTCTTCGGCTAATGTAACTACAGACTTAAGGTCTTTAGCAAACTGAGCTAGTGAGTCTAAGTTTGGTATTGTAATCTTTGGGAATATTGGCTTGCCCTTGCTATCAAATCCTGTTGGAGATCCACCAGTTGTTGTGCCAGGTGATAAAGGCTTTCCATCTTTATCAAAGTAACCTGGGAAAGACTCTCTTACTGTTTTGGCAAGCAAGGTGGATCCAGTACCAGCTTTTTGCATTTCTTTTAGAAAAGCTATCAGCTCTGATTGAATTTGTGCTTCTTCAGCTACTCTTTGTTTTTCTGGAAGGAATGTTGCGGTAATTGCTCTGGATGTAAGATCATTATATGTTGTCTGTAATTTTTGAATTGCTGCAGTTATTTCACCTGCAAGTGCGGCATTATCCTGGTTGTTAGCCATAGCTATTTGTTTTTTATCAGACTTATCTTGAATTGCTTGTGCTTGTTTTTCTAAAGGTTCCTTTGCTTTTTTTGCCGCATCTTCAATTGCTTTTTGAGCAAGGTCTGATTGTCTATTCATTGTTAGCTGATCTATGTCAAGTTTTGCTTGATTTGCCGCAGCCATGTCTCCACGAGAAACAGCATCTGCGTATTGAATCTGAAGCTTTTGCAACTCTAATGCATAATTTGATGCATCTTGAGTTGCTCTTAAGGAATCAAGCTTTGCATTTTTTTCATCCTCGATTAGCTTAATTTTTTTAGAAATAATTTTTAGCTGTTCTTGAGAAGATCTTTGTTCGGCTGCAGCAGCTCTTTGAGATGCTGCAGAATTTGCAGAAATTATTCCCTGCATCTTTTTTAATGCTGCGCCTGTTGCACCATATGTAGTTGAATTATCTGCAGCAGCCGTTAAGTCAGAAATTCCTGTAGCAATTGCTTCACTAAAACCAGCTAACTTTATTGCAAGTGTGGAGTCTATGTTTTTTAAATCTAGATTTATTCCAGAAGTAAACAGTTTCCATTTAGCTAATATACTCTTTATGCTGTCTGCCTCGTTTGAAATTCCAGCTAATAGGGATTGAGATTCTTTTAACTTATCATACGCATCTGAACCTATTTCTTCATTAAATCCAGGGAATTGTTCTTCCGCACTAGACATAACCAACTTATAAGCTTCATAATCATCTATAGCATTTCCAAGTGCATCTTTTGTTCCAACAAGGCTCTTTGTTGCTTCATCAAATGTATTTATTAGTCCTTCGAATCCGCTTCCGACAAGGGTACTTGAAGCGTCTGTGCTATTTAATACACTTACCAAGTTTCCTACTGCAAATGATGCTGCGGAAGCTTTATCTACAATTGATCCAAATTGTACGTCTGCTAATAGCTGGTAGGATTGGGAAGCCTTGTTGCTATTTGCTAAAGCTCCATAAATCTTTTTATTTGCTTCTTCAATGCTCATTCCAGCTGCAACCATTTGCGCCTTTTGATTATTAATTATTCTTTGAGCTTCTTGCTTTCCATCTGCTCTATTTAATGATTCTATTAAATCCTTTAGAGCCTTGCCCTCTTCCTTAGCCTTCTTTAAATCTTCTATGGATCTAGGGAGACCAGGCATTCCGATTGAATTAAATTCTGAAGACTTTGCTGCTGCTGCAGCAACCTTTTGTTTATCAATATAACCCTGCATGGTTTCTTTAAGGTTAAAATATTTTACTCCAGCTTCTTCTGCTGCTCTTGCGGTCATAGAAAGACCCATTGTTGCATCTTGCTGAGCATCCTTATAGTTTTGATACATTTTAAATATACCAAATGCTGCTGTTGCAACTACTCCTACAAGGCTAAATGCTTTTGCAAATCTTGCTATCTGTGCAACAACTTGTGCTGCCTTTGCCCCTGCACCAGTAACTCCCATAATAGCAGCTTTAGCCGAAGATGCTCCAGATTTAAGTGCTGTAAGTGCTTTAACGTATGGAAGCATTGGAAGTATGGAAGTTGCTCCCATTAACATCATTCCAGCATTCATTCCAGAAGTTTCTTTACCGAAAATATTTACTTTTTCTTTGCCCATCAATGCCATTCCACCCATTGATCCAGCCATACCAATTCCCATTTGAGCACCTACGCTCATTCCGTTTGCTCTTTGAGGTATAGATACTCCAGCTTGTCGTGCCTGCTTAGCACTCATGGTTACACCATCAACTAGATATTCTGTTCTTCTTGCTCCTAATACACCAACTTTTCTAGACTGTATTCCATCTCCAAGGTCTTTATACCTTCCAATCATTCCTGGACCAAAGAATCCTTGTGCTGGTGCTTGTCCTACTGGATAATTATTAGCAGCAAATGCATTTTGTGCTCTAACAATTGCATTTATTTTACTTGCTCCAAAGTTTGTTACGCTGTTTGCTATTGATGATATAGAAGCTTGCGCTTTATTTGCAAAAGTTGTTACAATAGATGACGCTCTATTATAAACATTTGCAGTTTTATTAGCTGCCGCTAATAACTCAAGATTTAATCGAACAGATCCTTTTATAACTGAATTTGACATATAAGATAACGATGCTCTTATCTGAGCCCCAATTTGAGGAAATATTAATGAGCCTGGATTGTAAAAACTTGTTGTTCCAGTTCTTGCTGCCTCTCTGCCAAGTCCTGTTGTAAGTGCTTGCTGACCTTGAATCTGATGAGATGCCGCTCTAGATCTTTCTGCAGCCAAGTCTCTTTCTCTTTGCTCACGTTGCTTTGCATCCCAAGCAGCTGCTTTTGCTGGGTTACCTGGTCTGCGTGATCCATCTTTTTTAGGACCGTAAGCATATCTTCCTCGTCTGATTGGACCGCCACCAACTGGTCCTCCAGCATTAAGATACTTTGGATTAGCATGCACGGCATGATATTGACTCCAATCAACCTCTATACCATCATCCAATCTTTTAAGCATTGCTTGATAAGGAGGTCTAAGATCTTCAGGTAAACCATTTATTATTTTTACTAACTTTGGACGAGCATCTTCTAATATTTTCTTCATTCGTCGACCATATTTTTTCGGGCTCATCTTAGCAATTATTGGGGCAGTGTCACGTGCAAAATCTTTTCTTGCTCCACCTTTAACGGCAAGTAGATTAATCAGTGCTTGCTTTTCCATAGAGTTCATTTCATCAGCTGTTGCCAGACGTGTATTACCAGATGCTTTAGGTAATACTCCAGCTTGTCCGACATCTGGATTAAAATTACCATACACGTTTGCTCTAGATAAATCTTTGTTGTTTAAAAGAAGAGAATTAGCAAGCTGTCTAAGAATTGTATCTTCATCCCATGGCACATTAGTGTTTGCAAATCTTGGATCATAATCTGATTCTAAAGCAAGGAGCTTGGTTTTTTTTGATGGATCTACTGGATTTGCAACTGTTCTAGCTGTTTGTACTGGAGAATGTATTCCAAAAAGATCTCTTGTAATTTGAGTGCCAATTGGCTCATGGACGGCAGTTAATTCATTAGGAACACCTTTAACAAAAACTTTTTTGTTACCGACCTTATACAATCCAGATACACCAGGTACTGGATAACTCATTCCTGTGCTTGCAGAAATTTGATGCCCATATTCAGTTACTGGCATATCAGCAAATTTACCTAGCGATCCTCTTGAGCTTAATTCTCTTGCCTTTGCTAAAATCTTTAATTGTTTATCTGGTGCAAGCAATCTTAAGGCAGGAGCAATATTTCCATAATTTGATCTACCTCTAGATATAGATCCGCCTGGAATCATACCGCCTTTATTAAATGATCCAGCAAGCGGGCCTAGTGCTGGTTTTGCAAACGAGATGTGGCGCAACCTTCCAGCAACTGTTGTAATCATTTTAGAGTTAAATCCCGATGCAGATTTTATTCTCTGCAGGGTCAGCTGTCTAATAATTTCCTCCATTGTTGCGGGTCCTTTAATTCCCAACTTATCTTTAAGTTTTTTAATTCCTGATATAAAATTGCTCTTTGCTTCGTCTTGAAATGGTGAAACTTCATCTATAAAAGTACCATCTGTACGTCGCTGTAACCAGTTGCCCATCGAGTTAAATGATTTTGCAAGCCCAGTAGATTGACCAACAAAATTATTTGATCTAACCCCAGTAACATCGGCAAATTTTGCTGCTTCGGCTTTTGACATTCCTCCTTCAACAAGTAGGTCCTGAAGTTCCCCTGCATTAAATATTGAAGCAGTTCTTTTTGCAGTTATAGTGTGAGATTTAGAAATTGGATCGTAAAAATCTGTTGCGTCTCCTAAAATTCCAAAAACTTTATTTGCTTGGCGTTGAGTTAAAACTCCATCTTTTATTAAATCATTAATTACAGCTTTCATTGTTCCTGCGTATGTCTCAGGAGATATAGCTTTCATACGAGATGCTTTTGCCTTTTGATTGTACTTATTTTTACTTGAATATTCATCTAAAATTAAATTTGCACCTGGAAACTCTTTGCTTAATCTAATAAGCTGAGCTGTTCTTGCTTTTACAAACTCGTCTGTTTTCCTTGTTCCATTTTGATTTGCTGCTTTTTTAGCATACTCTATTGCTTCATCATAATCTGAAGAAACTCTTTTTGTGGCATCTTTAATATCCATGCCAGTAAGCTGTGATAATATGGCAGCATCAGAAGCAACTGTTGCTGCTTTAATTACAGTTGGATAATCTTTAGAGTTAACTAGTTTTGCCCATATTGATAGAACGCTGTCTCTTCCATATCCATATGTGCCCCTCATGATCTGCCCGCCAAAACTATATCCACTATTTGCAGCATCTACTGCTGCATATAGCTCAGGCATTCTTTGAATTTGAGGACCAAAAACTACTTCCCGTGGAGTAAGAGCTGCTGTAATATTTCCACCGTCATTTAAATATGTGCTTGGAGCCATTGCAACTAATGGGGCATTTGCTGGATCCATTGCAGCTTGCTGGTTCAAAACATATCCACCTAGTGGAACACTTCCCAATCTATCATCATAGTTTACTGAAGATGGTCCTGAAACCACTGTTTTGTTTGGACCAAATGATTCAACCTCTCCACCTATATTAAATTTAGGCATTCTTGTTGTTTGAATACTGTAAGGTGCGCCAAATGTTCTTACACCACGGACTCTTCCAAACTCTTCCATGACGGCAGCATTTGTCTTTTTCTTATACAAATCTCTAAGTGTAAACTGTCCATTAGCATCAACAACTGGTTGATCCATCATTGGAGCTCTTGTTAAATCAATTGTTCTTCCTCGTCCAGCAGCATACATACTTACTGCTGATCCCATGTCTGCTTCTATTTGTGCATTAAGCGCAAGTATTCTTGCCTTTGCCTGATCAACAGTTATTTCTGCATTTCTCATTTGCTGAACAATTAGTGCAGATTGAGTTGCTGCGCTATCTGCAAATCTTTGAGTTATTGGAAGAATGTCGTCGAATGTATCTAAAAGCTCTCTACTTACTGTTCCACCCATTGCAATAGTTTTCTTTAGTGCTGCAATTTCCTGTTCTGTTTGCATTCCAAGTGTGGCCATGAGCGCATGAAACTTAGCGGCCTCTGGTGCAACAATTCCTGTAGATATTCCCTTTACACTTGTTAGGCCTTCAACATTTGGAAGTCTATCATGCATATAAATTTGAGGAGTTCTAGATATTCCCCTGTTTACTGGTATAGCTCCTGGCACACCACCAAACAAGGTGGCTGGATTATTTGGATCTCTCGGTCTAATGTGAGACATTGCTCTAGTATTAGGATCTCCAACGTATGGATCATCAGGATCTACAACTCTTCTTCCATGAGCAGGAGCAACAATTGTATTTCCAGCAACTGTAGAGACTCCTGCGTTTACTGGAACTGCGTTCTTCATTGATGCTGCTTGAAGGTTTTGATAATCTAAAACAAGTTTTTGTAATGCATTATGAAGAACTTGAGCTGCAGCGGCATCTGAATAAAATGCATTCTCAACCATTTCTGCTGCTTTTTGAGCAGCAATAATTTCTGGAGTAAGCATCTTCCATCCATTTGCTTTCATAAAGAAAGATCTGAGCTGGACTATTCCCTTTGTTATATAACCAAAGAAGTTGGCAAGTACACCAGTTAACATAATTAGTGGGCCAACTAATGCTGTAAATCCTGCCATAAAAGTAAGAGCTTTTTTAATCGGTGATGGCAAATTAGTGAAGAATTCTAAAATCTTTGACGCAGCATTTATAAGTTTAGTTGCAACCCCAAGAAACTCATCTCCTACATCTGCAAGCTGTGCTTTTAAAGACTCCATAGCTCTTCTATACTTACCAGATGCAGACTCTGTAATCATTCCTAATTCTCGCTCTGCAATTCCCGCCAAATCTGAGGTACTTGCCTTCATTAAATCCATAACCTGAAGCGTCTGGCTTCCTTCTTTTCCAAGGTTGTTTAGGAGTGCGCTCATTCTTGCAAACTGGAACTTACCAAACATTTGCTCAAGTGCTCTAGCTTTACTTAGAGGATCTAAAGTGTTTAAAGCTTTTTGCAAATCTAGCAACATTCCAGTTGTATCACCAGTATTTTTTGCAACCATTCCCATTACATCTATGCCAAAATCTGACATTATACCGACTGTTTGTTTTGTTGGATTAATTAAAGAAGCTAGACCTGACTTTAATGCGTTTGCACCTTCAGATGCATTAATTCCACCTTCTCTCATTGCAGTCATATAAAGAGCTAAGTCTTCTATGCTGCCTCCGAGTTGCTGTATAACTGGACCAGCTTTTGGAATTGCTTCTACTAAATCGTTAAGTGTTGTAGATGTCTGGTTTTCAACTGCGTTAAGAAAGTTAATTGATTCTGTAAGTTGCTGTGTGTTTTGCTTAAAAGCTGTTTGAATTGAAAGAGTAGCTTTCATTGCATCTTGTCTATCTACTTCTCCAAGGATTGCAAGTCTGGTTGTTTCTTCTATAGAACCTAAAAGTTCGTTGCCCATCTTTCCAGTTGCCGCAATATCAGCACCTAGCGCAATTGTATCTTTAAAAGAAGCTCCCATTGTTTGAGATAAAGATTTTGCTGTTTGCACAACTTCTTCTCTAATTGCTTTTAAGTCTGCTGCAGAAGTTGCAGCTAGTCCACCGTAAACCTTTGTAAGTCTTACAAGCTCTTGATCTGCTTCTCTAAATGCTTTTCCTGCTGCAGCACCAAACATTGTTAATGGAACTGTAAGTCCAACTGTAAGCTGACGACCTGCCCACTGAGTATTTTTACCCCAGTTAATTAAAGATCCTGCTCCTTCAGATAGTGCACGATTCATTATCTGAAGTTCCATGCGAGCTAGTTGTGCGCTATTTTTTACGGCATCCAAACCTCTTGGAATCATAACGTTGTACTGCATTAGGCCTTGAGCATTTCTACCTAAAGGTTGTAGCACTGAGTTTTGAAGCATTACCTGCTCTTTGGCAAGCTCCCTTATCATTCCCTTTTGAGTTGTAGCATGCTCTCTAAATGTCTGGAAATAGTTCTTAAGCTTTAATCTTCCAGAGTCTAGGTTTTTACCAAACTTATCTACATCCGAATTAAGGTTTACAAAGTGACTAGAAAACTGTCCGCTTCCAGTTAGTGTATCTCTAAATAAGTTATTTGCTAATTTTGTTGAAGCAGATATTGCTCTATTCGATGCAAGAAGTTCTCTTTGTAATTGTTGGAGACTAGAACTAGCCCTGTGTACTTCAGACACAAGGCTAGATAAGTCGGCTTTGGCGACTATACTGGTTACAATTTGTTCGTCAGCCACTAATTACTCCTAGAGTATCCTAACCCTGCGCCAATTCCAAATCCAGCTTTCGCTGCAAAGGGCCCTTGTAAACCAACAACATCATCTGCTGATGCATTTATTCCAAGTGCTCTTCTTTGGATATCTTCAAAGGTAGAACCTTTTTCTTTTTCTTCTGCACCATCATCTAATTGTATTCCTTTTAGTGACGCTGCAAATTTTCTTTGGTTATGCTCTTTTTCATTTATCGCTGTTATGGTTTGAACCAATTCTGGCATTGATAAATTTTCTTCTAATTCCTCGTAATTCTTCCAGTGACCCAGAAGAAAAACTTGTCCTTCTAAAGCGGCTAAATCTAGTTCTGACCAGCCAGTACCGCTGCCGCTATTAGGTTTGGGTCGTCCATCTTAATTCCTCCGCAAACTTCAAGGATTCTATTAATTGTTGGAACATCCAATGCGTCTTCTAGCTTGTCAAGATCAGCAACTAGGTCTGGAAGCTGTGTTTCTAGTGCTACTCCGCATGCTTCAACCAAAATTCCAAGTGTTGCTGTTTCATCTTCTGCATCTTGAACTTTCTTAATTACTTCCATAAACTTTCGTAGCTGCTTGATTGATAGTGGCTTGAGCTTTACTTTAGCTCCGCTTTGTAGTTCAATCTCTTCTACATCATATACTGTTGTTGCCAATTTATCCTCCTTAAGGATCGTCTAAATTATTATAGCATAACCATTATAAGGGTACAACAGCAAAGCCCCCAATTTCTTGGGGGCTTTGATATTAATTATTAATATAATTAAACTGTTAGTACACGGTCAATAATCTTACCGTATTCTGAACCAACGTGAGCTGAGTCACCTGATGGTAGAAGACGGAATGTTACTGGGAATGTTGTTGCTGCTGTACGAGCCAAAGAGAACTGTGACTGTTCAACAGACAAAACACGACGTGCATAATATACACGCTCAGTTGCTGATGCTTCTGAAGTTGGAGCCTGTCCAACTGCAATTAGCTGACGCTCTGTTGGAGCTGCACCTAGTGCACCTGCTTCCAAACCTAGTGTGTCAACTGCTGATGTACCTGTTCCATCTGATGTAAGTGTTGATCCCTTTTGACCAAATACTGCAAGAACGTTCTCTAGAGTACCTTCTGCCATTTCTGTTGAGATCTGAACCATCATCGCAGACTTGAACAGCTTAGCTGTATCTAGCAACTGGTCAACAGTTACTGAGTCAAATGTTGGTTGGTAGCTGATCTGAAGACCGTTATTTGTGTAACCTACGTTGCGGTAAGCTCCACCAAGTGCTGGTGTTGACTCTGACGGTGTTGCTGTCTGAGTAGCACCTTTTGTTGTTAAAACTTTATTTAGTGTTGTAGTATAAGACTCTCCTGTTGAGAATGCTGGTACAAAACGATTTTTGTTTGCAACGAAAGCGTTTGCTTCGCCTGCATCCATGCTTGAGTCGTAACCAGATACTGTTGAATCTTCTACTGACAAGAATAGTGGTGATGCTCCAACAAGAATGTTGCGGGCGTCTCCTGTATTTTGATATGCCATAATTGTATTGCCTCCTGATTTCATATGAAATTAATATATATATTTTGGCTGGCTAGGCCCTTTCCTCTGTTCTAATTTTACTCTACTAACTTATAAAAGGCAAACTAGGCAAATCTGCCCTTGCCATCTAGTATTCTTGAGTATTTTATCTCTAATACTACATCTGCTGCATAGAATCCTTGGATTTCTTCTGATGGGGCTGTAGATGATATATCTGCTACTTGAATGCTATGGAACTTGAATTTATCTGATAACCCAGCCCATTTATTAACATCTCTTGCAGACTCATCCATTCTTCTAAACTCATCAGTTAGGAAGTTTCTCATCTCAACAATGTCTAGGATCTCTGGTGAATATAGAGTTAATAAGATTTGCTCGCAGCATATCATCCAGTTATTCTCATATGACATACCTACCTTGTCATAGACTATATGCTTCTTGCCGCTCAAGAATTGATTCATTTCTGGCTGTTGCTGAACTGGGACTATTGGCACAAGTGCCTCGCCTAGGTTATCTGAATAATAATCATTCTCATCAAATATGCCTAGCCATGTAAGTCTGTTCCATAAGAACTTTCTTATTTCAAACATTGAATCTAATTTATAATTAGCCATTTACGAACCTCGCAAATGCTGCTGATGTAGCAGCCTCTGCTTCATTTGCCAGCTGATTTGGCGAGAAGCTATATTTAACTGTTTTAACTTGTGCTGGAACACCTAATGCTCTAGACAATGATGAATTAAATAGTCTTTGGAATCCCGATTTTTTTATTGACATGTTAACTAGATTACCAGTAAAGAAGTATCTATATTGTGCAAAGAATGCATTTTTAGTTGCCGCTCCGCCTGGCTTTCTAACAGTAACCGATTGTCCTTTTGGCATGAATATAGTATATCCATCTATATCAAAAACAAGCCTTTCTGAAAATCTTGGAGCAATAACTACAGTCTTTCCCTGCTCCATTATTTCAGCCTTTTTTACAAAGACATGTTTATTCTTAGAATTTTCAGAAGGTACAAAAGATTTGGAATCGATCAATTCATAATTAAGTTTTAATGATAAGCCATCTGCTGGAAGTTGTTTTAATTTAAACAATCTTGCCTCGTCTTGACCTACCCTATCCCACTCATAAACGTGGTGAAAAGATTTTGGAGAAGTTCTTGATTTTGCATCAATATAATCTCCGAAGTCAACTTGCAATTGATCAAAGATTACATTTCTAAATGCTGATTGAAATTGAGCATTTGATGCTAGCTTTGCCATTACATTTGTTTTGTAGAATAGTGCTGCAGATATCTGTGCTACTGTGCTGTCTTTTAGCGCACCGCTGACAGGCTTATTGGCCATAAGATTTACCAATCCGCTTGCTGCTTTAATAGCTAAAATTTCAGATGCCAATTTGCTGGTTCTCCGCTCTTTGCAATGATGCGTTATATCCGACAACATTTCCAAAAGGATCTGATATAGGAGTTGTTCCTATTACATCAAATACTGTTGGAGTATCACTTGGATAGTTTAGCTCGTACCATATAGGCTTTCCGCTAGCATCTCTAATATTTTTTATCTTGTCTCTAGGGGTTAGCCGCTCTGCAGTTCTTGTTTCTACATATTGATTATTTGAATATTTATTTGAAAAATTTTGATTATCATTTGTTCTGTTTCGGCTTTCTGTAATAATTCCTCTAGCGTAGCAGTCTAATGTTTTTATGTATGAGAACTCTCTAATAATTGCACCAGTATCTTTATCCTGCTGCTCTTGTTGTCTGTATACATCCATTTTCATGGTCATTAAACCATCTACTGCTTCAAACATTACAATAAGACCATTTGAGTTATGACGTAGTCTGCAAGAAGCTTGTCTGCGTAAGATGATCCTGTTCCGTTAAATGCTTCAGATGAATATTCAAAATCCCAGTCTGTAGTAGATATCTTTTTAATATATCTTTCTCTCCAGATTCTATCTTTAGCAAAGTACATCTTCATTAGCTCTACTGTTGCGTCTCGGACCTCATTTGGAACGTAGGCCCAACCAAATCTAGCATAAACCTTATAAGATTGAGTTCTTCTAAATATATTTGGAGATGAATCATTTATTGATGGAGGAACCATTCCGTTTGCAATATATACATCATTATCAAGTATTGCAGACTGGTTTACTCTTATTCCAAAACCGCTCAACGTGTTTTCTATTACCATGCCTAATGCATTTACATTATTGATTCTATCTATTAATAGCTGATCATTTGCATGCAACGTGTGTAACTGGTTTATCTTAATTGGAAAAGAAAGAGTGTCTGAATCGTTTCCTATTGTGTAAAAGTTTGAATCGTATAAATAAAACTTTTGACCAGTATGTCCTTCAATTATATTTCTAGCATATCTTTCTGCTAGCTTTAGTTCTTGATAAGTTTTGTGATTAGGATCATTTGCATCCGACCCAAAACCTAGCTCCTGTGCAGCTTCCTGTATGTCTACATACGGGGTTACAACATCAAGGTACGTGGTATTTGAGTACGAATCTGAGTTATATTGCCAGTCCCAAACTAATTTAAACTTTCTATTTCTTGTTGTATACTGAGTCGGAAGGTAAACACTAAAAGAGCCCTGATCAACTTCGCTTGCTTCCGCTGTAAGGGTTGCAAGGATTGTTGATGGGCTAATTAGTGGAGAGATAACGGGATCTCCAGTTATGTCGTAAACTTTTACAGTAACTGTAGAGCTAGGCGTAATTGCTTCACCTTTTACGTAAAGCTTTGTTGTTGCCGCCGTGCTTGTGTTCTGGTATATCTCTGCCATGTGTTAGGCTTAGTTGTAGTACTCCTGTACTTCTCTAGGTGTAGCCAATCTAAACCCTTCCTCCTTATCAAAAATTTCTTGAGCCACATCTGGCTTCATTGCTACGAATGGGTGCTCTAAGGTAAATGTAAAACCAAGTGCATCATATCTGTAGTTTGGTCGATCCATCTTTACAAGAACCATATCTTCATCAAGCTTTTGATTTGGATCTAGTCTAGGAAGAATTTCATCTGCATCTTCTTTTGCGTTCTCTATGTTTTTAAGTGTACCTTGGTAAACTGACCAAGTTACTCCTTCTTCTGTTAGGGCTGCAATAACATCTGCTTTATTTTTTAGGCCATCAACATCAACTGCGAAGTCCGCTGCTAATGTCTTTAGTTCTTTGACCTTAAGTGTGTCAAATGACATATATATACTCCTTTGGTATGTACATAAATTATAGCACTATAAAATTAAAATGAAAAGCCCCCAAAATTAATTGGGGGCCTTTCGGTAGTTATTTCTTATTTAATTAAGAAGCAACCTTAACGTCTTTTACGACTACCCATGCATCTGCCTGCTCAATTTGGGTACCAACACGAGTATACATTGTATATTCGATTGAGTCCTTCTTTGGCCAGAAGAAGCGGTAAACAGTTACATCACGCTTGATACCAATAACAACGTTATTTGGGAATGTCAAGTGGACGTCTCCGTGCTCTCCTGTTGGTGTTGCATATGAACCTGTCTGTGTTTCCTTAAGTAGTGGAACTTCAACAATTGGAATACCAAATGCGAATGGTGCCACATATCCTGCTGGACCACCTAGACCACCCTGGTCTCCACGGATAATGCTTGAAGCGATATCTTGTGGGTTAACGTTTTGGATGTTCTGTGATGTTGAGTACAAGTAGTCTTGAATTAGGTTTGAGCCTGCAAGGAAGCGTAGGTCTGGACGACGCTGCTTGTACTTACGTGGCATAGCCTTTAGTGCCTTGTTGAAGATGTCACGAGATACTACTGCACCCGCTCCAGCTACTACACGACCATTTGTCTTTGCAATCTTGACAATACCATCAAATGCCTTGTATAGGTTATCTGAAGATAGAGCTGTGTTACCGTTAAGGACTACGTCCTCTAGGTCATTACCAGCCTGTGTTGCCATAAGTCTTGCAATGTGATCTTCTAGATCAGCACCTTCAATGTTGTCTTCTAGAGACTCAGTTGAAAGCTCCCAATCTAGGCGAAGCTTCTTTGTTGTGAGAGAAATCTTTGAGAACTGTACTGCTGAGTTTGTGCCAGTGTTCTCTGCTTCAGATGCAAGCTTCATAAGCTTTTCTCCGACGCCGATACGATCAATCTCTGTAGTGTCAGCTCTCATTCGAACTGTACGTGCTACTTTACCGATTACTGTTGCATCGAACATGTAATCGAGGAATCTTGCGGATTGCTCAGGATTGAGCAAGCCTCCCTTACCCTCGGAACCTACGTGAATTCCGTCGGTAGGGTTTGCTGCGCCAGTCATTCCACCTGTTAGTGTTGTGCCTGCTTCAGCTGCTTTTGCTAATAGTTCATTACTCATTAGTTTTTCACCATACCCTTATTTTGTTAATTCGCTAACGGAACCGAGGAAAGTGCCGTTCCATTTTGATTTTTTGATTGTTACTCCAGCTGACCCGCCAAGGTCAGAGGACTTCTTGATTGCAGTGTCTGATTCTACTGCGTCTACTCTTTTTTCAACTGTGTCCATGATGGACTTAATTGAATCAACTGCTGTTGAGAGTTCTGTGTGCTTTTCTGCTAATTCTGAAATTCTCAAATCGACATTCTTGCTAAAAGCTTCGACTGTCTCCTTGATTGTTGAAACCTGAGCAGCGTTTGCCTCAGAGGCCTTTTCCAAAGTCTCTGAGAAGAAACCCTTAAGGTCGCCTAGCATTTTAACAAAGTCAGGTGATTCCTGAACTGTTAGTTCTGCTGATTTTTCCAGAACTTCGGCAGAAGTTTCTTCAGCTACAACTTCAGCAGACTCTTGTTCTACTGGGGCAACTTCTTCAATAATTTCTGCAGGTGCTTCTGGAGCTACTGCTTCTTCTACTACTGGAGTTGCTTCTGTTACATTAAGCTTTTCCACTTCATTTCCTCCTTCTGCAATTGCCATATTTATATTTGTGTTGTCAGGCAATGTTTGCAATCTTGATCTACGTGAATCAAGAATCTT